AATGACTTAGTAATCCCTCAAAATGCTAATGGTGAATCTCCTGTAAGCTTTGAAATTATGCCTGGTCAAAACGTAGAAGTTAAAACAGAATTTATGAATATGCTAGAAGAAATGGCTGTAAACCAAACAGGTGTTTCTTTGGAAATGGTAAACAGTAGATATCAAGAATCTACAGCTACTCATCTTACTATGAGTAATGCTAGATTCCTTATTAAGGTTTATGCTAGACAAAAACTATATGAGCCAATCTTATCTGCTATTTATACTAAACTTTATCAATATGAATATAATACAAATTCTATTGTTAAAGTAGAGCTTCCTCCTCCAATCATGTTGAACTTTACTAATACATCTCAAATCTTGTCTATGTCTCAAGAGTTGATTCAAAATATCGTTCAAATGAAATTTGGTACTACTCAAAATGAACAAGAGAAATTAGCATTCACTTCTCTTCTTATGGAATACTATTATGATTCCTTCTTACCAATGGATAAGATTAATGCTATGGCTGATAAGGCTAAAGCTAAAACAGCTGCTAATAAACCTGTATCTGCTGGTGGAGATGGAGGAGATATGGGTGGAGCCCAATATTAATTCTAAATGAAAATCCTAACTAAATAATAATGAAAGAGATTTAAAACTTAATAAAAAAAAATAGTGTTGTATGAAAATACATTTTTTAAGGTGAGTATAAATTAGACCAAAAAGTTTTTCTAATCAGAAAATGCTCTATACATTATATTCAATATTTTGCTTCACCTTAAACTCTCTTAAATATTATGACCTACTATTGTAAGTTTTTTCACATACTTTTCCAACTACAATGGTATCGTAACATTTAACTTTCTCCAAAAAGTATTTTACAGCAATTCCTTAGTTGGTCTCTTTCATAAAATCCTATCAGATTTTAATCAAAATCCTAATAAAGAGCACGGTATTAAAAATAAATAATTATTTTTCCACACAAAACTTGTTACAACAAATCAAGGATAATTGTGGTCTAAATTTAAACAGTATTCTCATTACCTCAAGTAACCAATATTAAGAATGTATAATGACAATACATCAAACCTTTTATATAAAACTGTAATGAAAGAAATACTAGCTTAATTTAGAAACTGCTTAATTAAAAGATGATAGGTTCATTTTTGTACATTTTATGATTCTATTGAGTTACCGTGGTGTAAACTTTGACCAAAATGTATGTTATGACATAGACAAACAATACTTTGTAGAAAAATTTCAATTAACTGCACAAACAAAGGATTGGAGAAGGGATTAATTCCCTTCTCCATCTTTTTGTGTTAATTCAACTACTTGTTTCAAATTAGGTCTATCTTGTATAAGTTGTAATCTTCTCTTTTCTTCTCTTTCAATCTCTAATAGCTTTTGATTAATATCATGATCTGATAGTTGTATTTCTACACAATCTGTTGCAATCTTTTTAAATAGAGGTTTCTTAGAAGCATAATAGTGTTTTAGAGTAGAGAAACCAACGTCTACCACATCTACATATCTTGTATTATGAGCTCTAGTCCTACCAAAGGTTTGTTTAGTTAATACTTGAGATTTGAATGGCTCATTAAGAACGATAGTCATTTCTAATCCTTGAATATCTAATGCAGCACCAGCTGATTTAGTAGTAGTAAGAATAATTCTATTATTAAGCTCTTTAGTCTTACTTTCTTTTGGAACCAATGATGAGAATAATCCTACGCTTAAATTAGGATAATAATACTTTATCCAATAATAGGTTCTCATAATAGCATAATTAGTTCCGATATATATTAGAACTTTGCCTTGTGGTGATACTGTTTGTTCTATCATAACCATTAATATCTTAAGTATCTTATAATAGTTTTCTTGGAATGTTAAATACTCAGTATATTTAACCCTATCAAATCCATAGATATTACTACAAGCTGATATATCTGTTGCTTTAGGATGAGAATTAAACAGCATCGATATATAACTAGTATGAGGATCTTTATCCTCATCAAATAAGTCAATAGATGGAACTGTTTTAAAAGCTGTTTGATATATTCTATTATTAAAGAAATCAGATTGGATAGGAGTAGCTGTTAGATAATAGGTCTTAGCTACATCTGTAAAGAAGTCAATCATACAAATATTATCAAACCACAAATGTGCTTCATCATATATCTTAACACCGATTTCTAATCTTCTAAATAAAGCCGATACCATATCCCAACCATATTTCTTCGCAAAAGATTTTATTGTACTATGAGAGCATAAGAAGAATTTAATCTTAGATACATCTTTCATACCATTAATAAGTTTAGCAATAGATCCAACACCTGCTATAGTATAAATCTCATCATCTCTAAGATTAGTATATTCTTTGATTTTTTCTCTCCATTGGTCTATCCAATCTAATGAAGATGTGATCATCATAGTTCTCATAGAAAGATATGCAAAGGTCACTATGGCTACATATGTTTTACCAACACCTGTATTTAGATTTACTTGTAACTGAGCAGCTCTTTCATTCTTTTCATATGGAGGCATTCCTAAACAGAATTTGATAGCCTCTTTTTGCTTTTCATCTCTTGGAGTGTATTTTAACTTTACTCCACTTACCCTAGCAAATTTATCAGGACCTACTTTATGAAAGATATCTCTACCAAAAGATCGTTCTATGTAATACTGCTCTATACCAGCAGGAAGATACAAGTCTTTCTTTTCTGCATCATAATACATACCCTTAGCTTCTAATCTATGATATGCTTTGTTGTATACTGAGAATTTGCGTTCAATAAATTCATTATCACCAGGTTCATAGTTGTGGATAATGGTTGTAGTTTTACGCATTTCTATTTTGCTATTTACATTATTCATTATATTTCTCCTTAAATTCGATTACTATATCGTCTCATTTCTCATATTTATAGTATACAACCGAGATTATAAATAAAAAAATAAAGAGAGCAGAATTGATCTGCTCTCTATTTCTTGTTAAGGTTTAAGAGTCTTTATAACATTTTCTATTTCCTTCATAGTTCTATGATGAACCTCTAAAGATAATAATAGCTTTTGGCTATCCAATCCAAGATCTTTGGATACTATTTTTATAAGATCCATTTTATCTTCTCTAGTACAAATTATTTTAGAGAACGTTACAAACTCTTTATCTTCATTTTTGAAGTCGATTCTTTTATTATATAGAATCTTACTAAGCTCTTTAGCATTATTGTAATATGTATCTGTCATAGTACGACATTTTTTAAACAATACTTCAGTCATCGCATAGAATGATTTAGGACTCAATGCTAAAAATTCTTTACGTTCACTATGATAAAAATTAATCATTTTTCTTAAATTTCCTTTCAAATTTTGGAGTTATTCTCATAACTAGTTTTAACTTAGCTGGATCTAGTTTTACAAACTCCTTTGCTGTGTAATCAACTATTGTGCTGCTTTCTATATTACTTATACCATCACAATATGCAGGTTGTCCACTGCTTAATGTAAATCTCTTTTGGTTATAAAGTATCTCATGTAGAGTTACCCCTAATTGGAAATATACTTCATCAGCTCTTCTACCCCTATTCATTCCAATTGAATCTTTATTAATTTCACATTTGAATTCAGCTGTTTCAAAGGCAGTTTTTAATGTTGGTTGGATCATATCAAAGAAGTCTTCCACTCCAACATTGTTAGGAACCATTAGATCAGTATATTCACTTTTTATCATTAATACTACCATATGTTTTCCAACTTCTTTCCATATAATTTTACACATTCTGCATTAGTATCTCTAGCAACATTCATTGCGTTTAATCCTAATTCCTGTTTTAGAATAATAGCTTGTTTACAGAATACATATACAGCTTTAAAATCTTTAAGTTTGAAGTTGTAGTATTTACAAGCTTCTTTTAATATAAGATTTTCATCACCTCTAGCAAATGTTACATTTAGAATATGGCTTCTATGCATTCCAGTCGATGATGTAAAATAAAATCCATATACATCTTTCTTATTCATTACCTTTGCTATAACCTTAGCAACCTCCACCATCATATTCTTTGGAGAGTTTTGGTATTCAATAAGATAATATCTTTTATCTAACAAAACAAAAGCTTTGATCAATCCTTGCAAAAACATATCTGGTTCAAATGTATAATCCTGAATTCTTTCGACAGTATTCTTATTCTTGTTCGTTACTTTTAATTTAAATCTAATCATTTTCCCTGTACCCCTTTTTATTATTCTACTACAAACTTTGGTTCCCAGAATCTTTTCATATCTTCGCCATAATAATATACTATGATGGATTTAATATGATTTTCTAAGAACTTAAAATCTCCTTTTACGAAATACTTATTAGAATAAAGCACATCATAAAATCTTTTGAAGTGAGTTTTAAAGAACTCAAAGAATTCTTCACTCAATACTTTCTTAATAAGTTCTCTTCCATCCGATTCTTCTAATGATATAGAATCGAAGATGATATGACCGTAAATAAAACTCCCATCAAATAAAATCTGCCCTAGATAGTTTGCTACTTTAGTTACCATTGTATCAATGAAGTCATATTCATCGATCAATACTCCATCCCTTTTAAAACTATCTGCTTTAAAAGCAAATGATAACATTTGATTCTGCAAATAATATACCATTTGATCTGCATTTAGATATAGATCATTACAATCTAATATCCTCCTAGAGTCTAAAATATTACATACAAACATTTTATTTTTCCTCCTTAAAATTAATATATAATACTTCATAATTATAGTATATAATTATAGCCGAAATTATCTTGACATTTAGATGAGGTGGTATTATCTTTCCTTTGTTTAAATAATAAGCCTTTGTTAACTTGTTACTTTTAACTATTACTCTCCTTAAAAGTAAAATACCTCCTTAAAGAGTTGCTTGCTTACTCTGAGGGACCATTCACAATTGGCAACACTTTTGTGGATCAGAAGAACTTTTTCATTATAATACCTTACGATTAATTCTAATACTTTTCAAAAATTAACCTATAAAAAATAATACCACTTCAGACTCTAGTCAGGTTATCTGACTAGAGTTCTTTTCATGTGTAGTAACCCAGAAAATATCCCTAAAAACAAAAAAAATAAAGGCGGATATTAACCGCCAGGAATTGATCCACCTTTATTTTTTGAAGACTTCTAACGATTAATATTAATATAATTCGTCGTCATCATCTTCTGTTTTTTCAATGTGCTTGAGGCGATCAAACGTACGTTTGAAGTCAGCTTCTGCTTTAGCTTTTGCTTCCTTGCGTGCTTTTTCAGCTTTCGCTTCAGTCTCGATTTCCTTGAATGCATCATTTAAAGAAGTCTTGTAATCAATATTGAAATTCTTGATTAAAGATTTGATATTCAAAGCTAAGCCTTTAATTGTGCATACGATACCGTTAATTGTATATGAATATTTTTCGTATACGCTTGCTGCAGCCAATGTCAATTTCTCATGACTTTCGAAATCGATTGTAGTTTTACCACAATCTTTACACAATCCAGAATATTCAAAGTGTCCCGCAGAGTTTCCTTCGCGGTATTTTTTTGTAAGGTCAACTTTTCGCATATTGCCTTCAAAGTCAAACTTATGCATCAAATTAGCTAATACCATGGATTCTTTTTCTGTAAATGTGATTTGGAATTTCATTTTTGTTCTCCTTTTTAAATTAATATAGTAAAATGAAATATATTGAATAGATTCTCACTTTCTTCTATTCACTACTATAGTATACAACTGAAATAATCGAATTTTACAAAAAAGAATAGGGGTAGGGAAATTAATCCCTACCCCACATTTGGTATCACAGATATTTTACCATATATTCTAGTCTAATTCAGTCTTAGGCTCATTTCTAAATGGAGCTAAGAATGCTTTAATATCTCTAGGAGCTTTCTTACCTTTATGATCATGATTAAATGCAATAGGACATTCACCTTTCTTGATCTTAGGTTTGTTAACCTCAGCCCATACTTCATGTTGAGCATTAAGGAATTTCTTAGGTTTATCCATAAAGAATGGATCAAGAATACTAGGAGCTGTTTTCTTTTTATTCAATGGATAGAATAATGCCTTGGCAAGCTTTTGATAATCCAAAGATACGATTACAGACTTATTATCTGTCAAGGCCTCATTGAGGGTTAAGATCTCATACTTAGCGTCGGGATTTGACCAATCAGGCATCTCTAATCTGCTCGTGTCCGCACAAATCTGAGAGGCCATTATTGTTTCTAGATGGATAGATTGACATTTTACACCACCTTGAATAGCTGCATCTTGTAATGCTTCTACAATTGTATCTTTATCATAAGATTTAGTAACAGCTTTCTTATTAATTGTATCTGTAAAGATATCAAGAGATTTACCCAAGTCATTGTTTTGAATTTTCAATAAGAATAATTCAATATCCTGCAATTCATTCAATGGAATATCTACATCAATATTATCAATGACAATATCTTCATCTTCAATAGCTTTAGAAATCATAGAAGCTAGTTTATTAGAAATATATAATTTCTCATCAATAGGATTTCCATCCTCTCCTACTGCTGTAATCTTAGTATATACTTCATCATCTGGAGTAATGATTTCAAAGTTGTTGATAAATTGATCTACAAATGGACCATCATCTTCAGATGCATGCATATCATCAGAGAAGGATCTATGTTTGAAGAATTCATCATCGTTTTCTAATTGAATATCTTGTGTCTTGATTCTAAGTTTCCAACCAGACATTTGTTTATTCTTAAAGATATCTTCTTTAAGGGAAATTTCATTTACATTTGCCACTTCAAAGAAATCATTAAATTGAGGAACCCATTTAATAATCTTAATAACTGTTTCTAGCAAATGTTTAGCAGATAAACGTTTTTGAGTATATTGAGAAGTGATCAATTCTGTAGCAATACGACCAATAGAAATATCTTTGTTTGTATGGCCTAGATCACCATAACACTTATAACATACACCATGTCCTTCTGCATGAGATTTACAAGTAATAGGACTTCGTAACCAAATCTTTTGTCCTATTAAACCATAATCGGTTCTCTTGATCTTAAATTCAAGACCATATCTTTCAAAGCGGAAATATCTATCATCAAGCATTGAAAGATGTTTCTTATCCTTAACGGTAATATGAACAAAGTTCTTTGTACCACAATCGTAATTTTTATCTGGATGGATATGAGTATCCATGTTATTCAAACCTAGAATACGAGAGAAACCACCAGACTCACCAACGTTCTTTTTGGAGATGATTTGTGCTACACGAGATGCACCATTATCAATATATTGTGCTACAAGGTTATTTAAACCACCATTAATATAAGAGCTATTAATAATATCATGATAGATAGATCCTTGACCATCTGGTTTTGTACCGATATTGATATTGTTTTCTTTATACTGTCTAATATTGATACCCTCTTGTGCACCAAAAGCATATTTAAGACAATGATCATATCCAACGATCTCATTAGATTTCATGATGTAGTTATCAATAGCGTCATGAACTAATTCCATACCTTTATCTTTTACTTCACCAATAGGAACATTGCTAAGATCAGCATGTAATAGATTAAAGTAATCTTTACTCTTTTGCATGATATCAATATCATCTTCTAAGTTTAAAGTGTTTGCTAAGAATAAAGCAAATTCATCGATATAAGAGAAATGATATACTGTATCAGCAATAGCATTATTAAGCAACTTATTCTCAATAGAGATCTTATTTGGGTCGATTATATTCTTATCGATATATGCTTTAATAGCATCGGCAGTAGTGAATTTCTCAAAAAATAAGTGCTCTGGTTTGATAGTTTGTTCTATATAAACTATCGGGAACCACATCATGAGATTCAATAAATAATCCATGATATTAAGTTCGACCGATAAGCTTTGATTTCCTTCAAAGAAAGGTTCTATAAACAAACCTTGTACTGCTGGTGTTTCAATACCGTCTCTTAAAATATTTAATATACCTTGAAAATGGTGATTCCAATTATCTCTCGTTATGGCACGAGTATCAATTTTTAGTTTTCCCTTTTTCACTAATTCCGCATAGATGTAATAATTAGTGAAGTTACTAACGGATTGCATTTCTTGCATTTTGTCCTCCTTAAATTAATCACTTTTAACCTTATAAGGTTGTAAACGTGATTGTATAAATCTACTACCACTTTTATAGTGTATATTTAAAATACAGATTGACACAAAAAGGTAGACTACGGAAATGAATCCGTAGTCTTATTGTGTAGATATTTTTAGATTTTAAGAGGTGGTCAATAAACAGATATTAGCGACCGATTTTGTTGAAGTTGAAAGCGTCTGGAGTTAATTTGATAAGACGTTTTTGAGATTGCATTGCGTCACGGCGTACACGGTTAGCATATTTAGTGTAGATCTTTTTCAACAAACGGCGTTCATTAACACGGTTTTTACGAAGAGCTTCCCAATCAGCATCACCTTGTTCACGAGCCATTTGAATGGATGCCAAGTGAATACGACGGTTCAAGTCATCTTTACGAGTCATTTTAACTACGGAACGACGACCCAATACACCAGCTTCTACTAAGTTTTGGAAATCAGCGGATTCAGTGTAAGCACTAAATTCTTCGTCAGTCATACGGTTCATTTGATCGATTAACATGTTTTCCAACAAAGCGTCTTGATCAACGATACCAGCACCATGAGATTCAACTACAGGTTCATGGGATTCATTAACTACGAATCCTTCGTTTTTGTCAAATAACATAATTCTTTTACCTCCTAGGATAGTAAATTGTTAATAAAAGTTGAGTTATAACTCTAAATGTGTGCGATATATGTGCTCGCACAAGGAGTTTACCAATATGTTCCTCATATCAAATGCATAAACACTTATCTAGTTATATACTATTAAAATGTAGTAGGATTTAAACACCTTAATAGGCAATAAATATATAGAGGAGGAAACTAAATGCAAAATAATATTGATATGCCGAAAGGTATAACAATTCAAAAATATAAAGAAACAATGCTTTATGTGATGGAACGTGTATGTCCTAAGTTATCTAGAATGGAAATACTAGATGCTATAGATTATAGTATTAATAAAAGATATAAAGCTGGTACTGCTAGATTACATAATAACTACACAAAGACTGAAGTTAATATGGATTTCATTAAACTAGCAAATGATCTTCTTAATAAGAAGGCAATCATGACAACAGAAGGGGTATTGTTTGGTAAACATGGTTCGGTAAAGAATCCATTCTATAATCTGATTCAGTATCTAGCAGATAAACGTGATGAAGCTAAAAAGGAAATGAAGAAATATCCTAAAGGGTCTGAGCAGTTTAATGCATGGAATCTTAAACAGTTGAATTATAAAGTATCTGCGAATGCATTATATGGTTGTGCTGGTCAGTATAGTAGTATTTTTTATAACCTTTATCTGTGTACCGCGATAACTGGTCAGGGTCGTGGTTGTATCTCCGCATCAATTACAATGTTTGAAGGTCTTCTAGGCAATAATATGAGATTTGAATCTCTTACAGAAGTATTGCAATATATTGATAATATTGTAAATGATCAGAAAGAAGAACGATTCTCTAAGTTCAATGATTGGGATGTATTGGATAGAAATATCACAGTAGAAGAATGCTATCTTCGTATTATGGATATTTGTGGTACTAAAAATTGGATTCCATCTCAAGAAGCAAGAGATGCTATTTGGAATACTATTTGTAATCTAGATCAAAGATGTATTAATATAGTTTATTATAAGAATAACCTATATAAGTTCTGTGAGAATAGAAAGGTTATAAATCTAATTCTTCAAATGCTTATTAAGATGGAAGAACCATATTTAGATCCAAACAAAGTTCCAGAAACTATAGAATATGAGCTTAAATTATTCAAAGATCTAGTTTTTGAATATATTTATTACCGCCATATGTTTATAGATAAACTTCCTAGAGTATATGAAATGCAACGTGATATTGTATTGATTACAGATACAGATTCTTGTATCATATCTTTAGATGAGTGGTATCAATTTGTATTAAAATATACAATAGGTATTCCTATGAAGATTAAATATACTCAAGCTCAAATAGATGAAGAGTCTGATAAGCTTATCATGCAATACAGAGGTAATGAGCCTAAATATGAATATGACTTCTATGATAGTAAGTTAGTAGAAGCTAAGAGAAAGAAATATCCATTAGTTGTTATCGAAGAAGATTCTTTAAGATATAGTATTGTAGATATCATGTCTTATGTAGTAAGTCAGCTTATCTTAGACTATATGATTCTATTTAGTGAAAACTATAACACATATGCTGAAGATAGAGATTGCTTGCTTATTATGAAGAATGAGTTCTTATTTAAATCTCTATTACTTACAAAAGGTAAAAAGAATTATTCCACTCTTCAATTAGTTCAAGAAGGTAACCTAATTCCAGAAGATAAACAAATGGATATCAAAGGCATGCCTATGAGTAAAGTCGGTACTCCAGAGTCTACAGCTAAGAGACTAGAACAAATTCTAGAATATGATGTATTAAGAAACTCATTCATAGATCAAATAGATTTAGTTAAGAAGTTTACTGTATTGGAAAGAGAAATTTATGAATCTCTAAAAAATAAAAGTAAAGACTTCCACAAACCTGCCCGTATTAAATCTATGAACTTCTATAAAAATCCGATGGCTGTTCAAGGTATTAAAGCTGCTTATGCATATAATACTATAAAAGATAGATCCGAAGAAGGTATTAATCTAGAAGAACGTAATAGTGTTCTTATTATTAAGACTAATCTTACTACTAAGAATATTAATGAGATAGCAAAATCTCATCCAGAACATTGTATGAGAGCTAATGAGTTATTAAAAGATCCAAACTACAAAGCTGGTATTACATCTATAGCTATCCCATCTAATATTGATATTCCAGACTGGATAATTCCATTCATTAATTATACGGATATCATTCAATCAAATCTAAGAAACTTCCCATTAGAAGAGCTTGGTATTAGTAAGATGGATAGTAAGAATGTAACTCATACAAATATCCTTCAATTTTAGGAGGTCATAATGCTTATAGGAATAGAAGCAGAAGTTATGGCAGGAATTATAGCTAAGAAGATTATCAATGCATATAATTCTAACCTTGAAGCTGAGGTTAGATTAGCATTAGATTCTATAAAATGTTTAATAACAGAAACAGAATCAGAGACTGAGGTATTAAATATCCTTAGAAATAAATATGGTATGAGATTGGTATTTAAAAAAGTCCATGATAATGCTACTACTCATACATATATTGCGTTAGAATATAAAGATTTAGCATTTAGAATAGAATAAAGTAGAGAGGGGTTATCCCTCTCTACAAATTTTTGTATAATTATATACTATAATTATGAAGAACATACTTCAAATATATGTGATTGAGTTTATGCGTTAATATTTTTTATTTTGGAGGTAGCGAAAATGATCCAAACACAAGTAAGTTTTAAAGAAATGGTATCCCATTCAGGAGAGGTATCTGGATTTGTTATTCCTGAATATTCAAGAAAGACTTTGTATAGAAGAACAAAAAGTGGAGATAATAGAATTGTCCCATCTCAACATTTTACAATCTTTGCAAGTTCTGTAGAAGATAAATGTATCTATGAATCTGAAGATGGTAGAAAAATTTATATCAAACCATTATTAGATCCAAAAGATAAAAGAAATGAAAAAGTTCCTGCTATTATGAATTCTTTAGAAAAAGGATTTAAGCTTCTAGGATCTGAACTTCTTACATATTTAGATTTTAGATATAATGAAGATGAAAGTCGTATTAAATACAATGATTATCATCTTATTGTTGCAAATAAATTACCTTATTTAACTCCAATCATCTTTATGAATTATGGACCATCTGATCAGGTAGTTGTAGGAAGTTTAGGAGATATTTTCTTTGATACTTGTAGTGATCGTATCGTTAATGAAGACGAAGCTTGGGCATTCGTTCATGATGATATCAAGCCAGAAATGATTGGATATTCTAAATTTGGTAAAATGCTTTCTAATGAAGAATATAAAATAGAAAGCTTCTCTGATTATGCAGACGATATCAAATTACATATCGGAGAAAAAATGTATATCAGATCCTTCTTAGTAAATCAAATTGAAGGCAGTTGGGATTTCCCATGTGATAGAGGTTATAAGAATTTTGTTTTATCTAGATTATATAAGAGATTAGAATATGATGTATTATCTAATTCTTTCAAAGAACTAACTAAATTAGAACAAAATAGAATTCATGACTTTATTGCTGTTGATGAAAATGAATATTTCAGCGATGAAATAGATTTGACCAATCCAGAATTCGAAGGATTTGATAGAAGACCAGTATCTAGATTAAATCAATATGATAAAATGACTATTGGTAAATTGTCTAATAATATCAGTAATGAATATTTGGATGCAGTTACTTCTATCTTACAAGAGCATCGATATGAATTGAAAAATGCTATTGCGAAGATCTTGCTAAGAGGATATAATGATACTGATGGTATGAGAGTCATTGATGTTCCAGATCAAGATACTTTTGATAATTTAGAATTGTATTTGGCTAGAGTTAGTCATATCCCTTTGACATCGACTATTGAAAATAGTATCAAAGATCTATCAGATGATACTAACTTTATTCATGTAGTGCTATTAAAAACATGTGATCCTACAGAAGATGATTATGGTCCTGTATATATCCCATTATTTAAAATCAGAAGTTATAAGTTTACTCCTATGGAAGATTTTGATGGGAATAAATTACAAGAGACCTATATCGATTATCCAAAAAATGTATCATTTAGAACAATGGTAAAATATGATACATTAAAAGCATTAACAGGATTCTTCTCTGGAATGATTCCTAATATCAGTGGAAGAACTCCTATGACTCTCGATAAGAGAGCGGCTGTACAATTAAGCAATAATACTTTATATATTTCAGATTTTACTAAATCAACTAGTATAACTAGATGGTCTGTAGTAACTGAAACTGATGAGTATTTGATTTATGGCAATATTAATGCATTAGATGTTGGATATATGCCTGAGTTTATAGTAGATGCTGTAAGTATAGAAAAAGAAGATTAGAAATTTGAAGGGCAGTGCAAGTTATGAATGAATTTATTACAATTAATTTAGGAGGATACCCAGTACGGGTATCCTCTTATTCTCGTCTCTTACATCGTGAACAAGGAGATGATATAAATGGTTTTGAACCATTGAGTGATTTTGGTTATAATTCCATTTTATTCCATAATCTAGGCTTTAATACAGCTCCAATTGGATTGCAATGGATTGAATCTGGAAAGCCAATTGAATGGATAGCCAAAGAATCTAATAATGTATTAGATATTCCTATGACAAAAAATAAACTAATGCTATTAGGACCAACAAGTCTATTAGACTTAATGCGTATTGTTAGATTATGGGGAGCTGGTCATGTAGAGAATGGTAATATCTTAGACTATATCCATTCTTTCCAATTACCAGAACCAGATCAAATCAAATACCTAATAGAAAATGGTTATAAGGTTTCTAGGAAACCAATTATTAGGAAGAAAACAGATAGTTGGTTGACTTCCAATATTGAGATGAGAAGATTGTACAATATCAATCCAAATGTAGATGAGGAATATTATGAGAACTGCTTCCGTAATTATACTAAGTATTTTAGAGAAGCAATTATAACAAATCCGATTCCTTTATTTGTAGCTTCTATTATCGATCCAGACTTCTTATTTGGATTAATCAGAGAATCTGAGATTCAAGCTGCTAAGATTGTTAATGCTCAAAAATATGATGACATTGCAGCTCTTAGAAAAGATGAAGATATGTTTGATGAGTTCGTCAAAGTATTTACAGTATTTGAGGAACAAGTGAATGAAATGTATGCTCAAGAAGGAGCATTTGCATTTACTAAAGATCTTAGAAACTCTATGGAGTTCGTTCCATCTGGTAGTGTGTCTATGATGTATAGAACTCATAAGGCTGCTATGGAAGATACAAAGGCAAATAAGTTCTATAAACTTATTAGTGAAGACGATGTTATTGCAGACTTATCTATGGTATCTGATTATACTGATAATGAGCTAGTAGAGAATGATAGACAAGAGATCTTTAAATATATTGATAAGAAGTCTCTTCCTATATTCTTGACTGATATGGTTACAAAAGAAGATGGCTCTAAGGTTCAATCTGATGCATATAATACAGTTATGATTAGATTGAAAAGAATCATTACTTGTCTTAAAGTAAACTTCCCAGACATGTTTGATTCTAAAGATAAAATGATCATAACCAAACCATTCTATATGGATGAGAATAGATTTGCATTATATAGTAAAGTAACTAATGAAGTTATTATCGCTACTAATGATAGAAAGATCTATATCATGAGTCCTAAGAATGCTATTGATCTTTATAAGTCCTTATATAATACAAAGGTACTTTTAGATCCTAAAGAAATTCCGCCAGAATGTTCTCCAGCAGCTCCTAGAATGAAACTAATTGGTGAAAAGAATGAAAATGTTCCACCAATAGTTTCTGAGCCTATTCCAACTGGTAAACTGGTTAATGAAACTTATCAAACTCCTCAATATGATAATGTGATAGGCAGTTCTGGAATACAGGTTGATGAAGATGGTATGATAGGAATCAATATCTCTAATTACGTTGAGTAATAGAAAATAACAAGAAGTCTGACCTCTAAATAACTAGAGGTCAGATATTCTGTTTTGAAAATTATTTGAGGTTAAGGGGAGATATTTTTTATGCTACCAGCAGATGAACGACGTATGAAAGAGGTCGTATTATTATATAATAAAGTTCAAGATAAGATCATGTTTTTAGGAATGAATGCGATTCTTAAAATGAACGTGGTTCTATATACTGGCGGATATATGGATCCAAATAAAGGGAAGAAATATTATTATGGAGAAGTAAAATATACTGATGATGAAGGTCTTAATAAAAAGAAGATAAACAGAAACTTTGATGCTTATCTTACTATAGAAAATATTAAACCTACAGAAGCTGGTACTAAAGAAACTATAATGATTAGAGGAGCTCAATTAGAATTAATGAGATTAACCTTACTTCCAACTTTAGAAAAGATCGTATTACAACCAGAATTGTTTTATGAGTCTAGAAATAAAAAATTATATTTGGGAGAAGCTCCAGCAACTACTATAGAATGCGGTAATAATAAGTTTCTATTATTTGCTCCAGGTATTCATAAACTATATAATGAAGATCTACAACCTTGTGTAGATCTATATTTAAGTAATGAAACCAATATATCCAGTATGAGTTTTAATACTGTTTTACAGTTTATGAACTTTATTAGAACCTTTTCTATTTATCAATATGCTTGTACTATGATAAACTTCTTACCAAGACCAACTCCTGGGTATAATATGTTTGATATGAGTCTTCCATCAGAATCTCCATCATACTTCGACACACACAAGAATAAGAGAATGCAGTAATTGCATTCTCTTATATTTTTTTTGATTATATACAATAATTGTGATCATAATAATTCTAAAGTCATAAAGATATATAGAAGAGATAGAAAGGATAGTTTCTATGGATCATATTGATGTTCTAAGAATGATTGTAGCTGCAATCATAATGAACTTGGTTAGATTACTAATCGATTTCATTGTTATGAAAATCAAAAAGCATCTGTGATTAACATCCATTCTATTGGATAAAGGTAAATACCTCCATTGTATATAATCAGTGTTTATTTACCAATCTCTTCTATATATCTTTATAAATAAGTTATATACATCATTATCTATTATTTTTTTAGTTAATCGTCATCATTGCTGGTTGGTTTCTATTAGCAGCAGATACGAATGTATTATCAAGCATTTCTACGATCTGTTGTCTATCTCTAGCTTTTTCTTCTAATGAAGATAACTTCAAATCTACGTTAGCATAAACTGTTTCTAGATTATCGTACATTTTCAATTGTTCGTATAGGAATGTAGCAACGTCAGCAGTAGCCAATCTTTCGAATGTCTCCATTTGTGTAGGAGGGATCGTTTTAAGATTATCGGCATGCTTTACAAATAAGGAGATAGGAACTCTTTGGAATTTGGTTAGGAATGAAGCAGAGATAGCTACATTTAATTGGATCTTATTAGGTGGGATCCATTCTACATAAATGCCATTAGAGAATGCGGATACATGGTCAGCCATCATAGTAATATCAGCATAAGTACCAAAGTCTACAGAGCTAGTCATCATATCATAAGTATTTACACCACCATATGTAAGACCTGGGAAATGAGCAGACCATCTATGCCAGTCAATATCTCCACAACCTAGAATAGTTTGACTTTCACAAATAGTTTCATCAATTAACCAATAATCACCTTTTTGATTTTCTGGTCCTAATGTATAAGGAACTTTATTTGGAAAGTATCTTGAGAATGTATCTAATGTTTCATTACAGATTACATCTCTAGCCCATACGTCTTTAGAGAGATAATCTGGTAAGTTCATTTGGCTTGTACCTAAACGTCTTTCAATCTTGTTAAGAAGTTTAGTCATTTCATTTGCCATTGGCATATATTTACACTTCCTTTCTTACGGAATATTTTCTATTATCCTAATGTGGAAAAGCTACTAAATGAAAAAAAAATAAAGACTAGTATTAAACTAGTCTTTATATGCTGGAATCTCACCATGATGGTTGAGCTTCCAATCGGTATTAACTTTAGCTTGGTTACCTTGATCGATAACCTTTTGTTGTTGAACAGCTGCAGCCTTTGCTTCTGCTTCTGCAGCCATTTGGTTCTCGTGCATATTCTGCACAACTCCAATAGCTACTACAAGAACCATACCAATCATAATCAAAGTGTATTTGTTAATTAAAGCTTTCATTTCTGTACTCCTTATTATATAATAATATACATATTCACCATTATAGTATACAATCGAAAATCAGAACTTTACCAAAATATTGAAATGTAAGACTTTAATATAAATCCAATATAAGTATTATTAATCATTCCAGGAGGTAAATCAAAATGGAAGATTGGAAAATTAGACTGATAGATGAGCACATTGCACTCAAAGAACGTATTTCTAAATTAACTAAATTCTTAGATGAAAATAAAGATCATGAAGATTTTGATATTCTTAGTAGACAACTAGTTGCTATGATGGATTATCTAAAAGCTTTAGAAGAAAGAATTAAAAAACATTGCCACTAAAATATTCCCCATAGCTATAACAGCTATGGGGTTATTCTTATCTTAAAATTTCAATGCCATAAATAATACTGTTAGTTTACATTTCTTAGATTTCTTATAGATATCATACTTGACCAAGAATCTATTAGCACCTTGACTATTTAGATTATCTCTAATCTCCATAGTAGTAGCATCACCTTTAGCTATATTGAGCATTGATTTATTTACATAACTCATATACTCAAAGTTTCTATTTCCATTAGAATCTTTAAAGGTAAAAGCAAAGATACCATCAGATGCTTTGAAGTTATTCATTATATTTTGAAATTCTTCATCGGAATCTAAATCATAATCTTTTAAAACTGTTCTGCTATACTGATCTTCAAAAGCATAGAATGAATAGTAATTTACATACTTCAAAACTTCCGTTGCTGGAATGGTATTCATTTGTGCAAAGATATCTTGTTCTGTTGTAATAACCTTATTTGTATGAGGCTGTCTTTCATTATGAACTACATGCTTAGTCTGAGTTTTAATATAATGACAAGCAACGAATGGTTGTCCATTCATATCATATTGTTTTAAACCAAGAATAAGATTATCAGTTTCTAACCCATTATCTTTAATAGACTTAAAGAATGGATTTAGATCTTTAGATAAGAATGCAATATTATGTAATCCTAAATCTCTAGGAAGAATATGAATCTTATCTTTTATCTTTTCAAAATATCCTATAGTAGCTACAGAGTTAAAACTTATGCCACATATAGAAGTATCTGGAGAGGATTGTAGTAACCATGCTGGAATAATAGTTATTTCAGACTTTAGGTTTTTAGATTCATCTAATGCTGCATAGAGATTAGTAGAATCTATAGTGATTTCAAATATTCCATTATTAATCATTATAATTTTTCTCCTAATCTCATAATCATACCATCTACTCTATTTTTAACCCATTCAGGAATAGGTCTTTGAATTCCTATTACTCTATTTGGATTTATTAGATTAACAACAGATCTTCTATTATCTGTAATTTGTTTAAACTCATTAATATCTTGCATACATTCTTCTACATTTGCTAATCCTACCCATCTATGACAGAATTCAATATAATTATATGATGCTAGATTCTCTGTAAATGTACCACCAGTACTTAGTTTCAAATAAGATGGATCTTGGAATGGTGCATCATCAATAAAGATCTTACCTACTTGAGTATTAGGAGCCATATTGAACTCTTGCATCAAAGATGGATATAGGCGTTTGTAGTCGAAGTCATTACCATTATTGAATTTAGATATATAAATACCATTTGCTTTAACACGATTCTTATTACTAATCTTAGTAGCTTCTGCAACAAACGCACCAGCAAACTTCTCTGTAGGTTTCTTACCAAATCTGTTTACATTATTACCCATAATAACACCTTCATGGTGTTTATAGAATTCGGCACCTTTTGTAGATAGATAGTTTGTTTGTCTAAAGATCTTTTGATATGGAGTATTCATTTCAATTACGTTGTTAAACATGTATTTGAAATCTTCTGTTTGAGCTTCAATACAGGCCTGAACAACAACGTCAATGATATTATACAACCAGAATGTATGGAAGTCGATATAAGGAAGTTTACCAATATCTGTAGTGATATCATGATAATCTAATTTTCTTACACCACATTCTAATCCACCAACAAAGTCCAATGCATAAGAGTCAATAGCTTTTTGACCTTTACGTCTAGATGCATATGATACCATTTGGTCAAGATATACTGTTCTTGAAGATATGAATGAATAATCACCACGTTCTTGAGGATCATTTTGATTCTTTTCATCTACAAAATATTCACAGAACTTTATAGGAATATCTTGATCACAAATAAGATCTTTTGGATCTATATTGTTTGCTTCTAATCGTGCAATAAGAGATGGTAAGTCATATGCGATATTGTATGCTGCTGCAATATCTGGAGATAATTCATGTACTAGATTAAAGAAAGCTATAATCATTTCAGCTTCTGTATCAAAGAATCCTGTTGATAGTCCTACATTATCTAATTTATATTTAGATACTTTCTCTTTAGATCCTAAATCATATTCTATGAAATCTCTAACCTCTTCGGTATATTTATTGAAATCTTCTTTCATTCCATCTTCTAATTCTTTAATCTGTGGGTTATTTGGATTTCTCAAGATGAAATTGTATAAAGTATTTGTCTTAGTAAAGTATGCAGTAATAGCATTTACAGGACACTCACCGATGGTGATGACATCTGGATTTAATGCATTGATAATATCAGATTCAATATCAAAGAACAAGATATCAATATTACATACAGGATTTTGATATAATTCTGCAAAGACACTACGAATATAATTCAAGATATTCATATCTGCAGAGAATGCTCTTGGATGAGCAAAGAATGCATCATTCATTCTATAATTTCCAGAATACATATTTTGTTTATAAAGATCTTCATTCCCAGTCTCTACTGCTATAGACTTTTTAATATCTTTATATTTACAAGTTACTGGATCTACTTTCTCTCTTTCTATAAAGTGAAGATTGTAATCTGTTTGGTATTCTTTCTTCAATAAATACCAAGTATATTCTGGTTCGTAATATACTCTAAATTCTTTTTTTCCAGTTTCATTATTTTTAAATATGATAATAGCAAAGTCTCTATCAAATCTACCAGTAGCTTCATTTCTAGTTGGTCTTTGATAGAACACGTTCATTATTGTTAAATTGGATCCCCTAGGATAACCAATTACCTCTTCTAAAGTCATTTATTTCCTCCTAATATTCAAATTCTATTATAAGTAAGTCTCCGAAATTCTCAAAATGAAATCAGTATGGGAATAACCCCATACCGACTCTTATTATATAATACCAAGACTCATCATAAGAACTCTAACAGCTAAGAATGTTGAGCTTATAAATAATACTCCCTGTATTATAAAGCATAATATTCCTATAGGGATAAAGTACCATTTTATTACTATTATCTCTTTTCTACCAAATCCACATATTTGCCTAATAGCACACTTCAATGCAACAGATACTACTGATATTCCATAGAAATATAATAAAGGCTTTTCAATATATTCTTCAAAATGAAGTTTTGGTAAGAATATTACTGCCATCGTTACGACTAAACATATCGTCCAATAGCATTCTGAATAATTATACCACCAGCTACTCACAACATTTCCTTCTTGCTTTTTCATTATAACACCCCTCAAAAATACAAAATAAATATTCTACTTATAGTATATATAAAGATTATAACCTCTATACCACAAGAAAAAATAACTCCTAGTCTATAAACCTTTATAGAACTATTAAAAGTACCATACCTTTGTAAGGTATCAATACTATCACTAAATATAATCCCTACAGTCCCTATTAATATAATAAAGATTGTTCCTAATATTCCTATATCATCTGTTATCATTAACCCTATTATATTTAATAGAGTAATAATTGCAAAGAATAATAAATGCATATTTCTATCTCCCCTTGATAATATAGTGCATTAATAATATTACAAAGAAGTCAAATAGATATATACACAATTATAGTATACAACTGAATAGTTATTTTAAAGGTTCTGACAGGTTAGTAAATAATTTTCCCATGATATTATAGAAAATATAAGGAGTTGAACTCTTATGGCTAAAGAAATAGTTACATTCGTCACTGTAGAAGACGATCATGATGAAGATAGAACTTATGGTTTTAGTTCTAATAATGTAATAGATGAAAGTAAAGTTGTAGAAGCTGAAATTATTGATTCTACAGAACAAAAGATCTCTAAACGTAGAGGTCCAGGAAGACCTCCTAAAGATGGTTCTAATGTAATCACTTATACAAACTTTGATGATGATGGTAAGAAGAAATCTTCTGGAAAAGGGTCTGTAGTAAAAGAATTTGAAAAGGGTTATGCTGATAATAGCAAACTCTTATATGGTGCTATTGCTCAAACTGAAATGATTTACAATAGCATCGAAGATGAATTAAATCATTTCAGAGCAAATAGAACATATGGTGGTAAGATGCGTCTTCAACATATGTCTAACTTTATGAATACTCAAGTAACAGTATTGAATACAAAGATTGCTGCTGTTAGAGAACTCAACTCTACTCGTAATAAAATCAATGATCTTGTTCTTAAAAGAGAACAACAACTCAAAGACGTTAAAGATGAAAATTCTGATAAAGTTATTACTGATGCATATTATGCATTGCTTAACGCCCCTAGATATGGATTACCTACAGTTGGTCAAGCATTAGCTCCTCAATCTATCAATACTGGTGTAAATCTATCTGGTAATATTATTGAGACAGCATCTGTTGGTGGTGGTGTAGCTCCTACAACAGTTAATATGAGTGATATCGTACCTGCAAATGCTAATAATATTATTCCTGCGAATAATGAAGATCAAGCATTTAATGATTATATTGGAAATCTAACTCCAGTACAAAGAAAGATGATCTCTGAAAAAGATCCTAATATTCAAACAGTAGTTATTTATAATCAAGCTACTGGTACGAAATACTTCGATGTAGTAAATGTACAAACAGGTCAATCTGTTCCTGGTATTCAAAGACCTGGTGAGTTCTTATTAGATGATATGAGAATTGACCAAAGAAATGGTAGAGCAGTAAACTCTAATGCTAATATGAGTTTCCCTCTAGTAATTGTTGGCTCTAGAGCTATGGATGAATTATAATAAACAAAAAATATGGAGTAAGGGATAATCCCTTACTCCAATGATTTTATAAAATACTGTACTTAGGAGATTCGGTAACATCTGATCCGTAATAAATATAGAACCCATATCCTCTAGATTTATATTTATTAGCAAAACAGATTAGATCATATAATTTACCAGGTGTTACTGCAATAGTGGTATAAGGAACATCTTCATTTCTTTTTCCACCATTAACGTATGTATCGAATGGTATTATTCCAAATGATAATTTATCTGTATCAAACCAGTTATTATATTCAGTATCACTCATACCAATACCAGTAATAACTAAGTCCTTAGCAGCAAAATGATTAACATCATCTTTCCCAACTTTATAATGGAGACCCTTTACGTTTAAGTGTGACACTTCACCGCCATCCCAATCACTTGATATATGACCAGCGCTATCAGATCTATCATTTCTCAAATCATAGTTTTCTCTATTGTAGAATTCAAAATCATTATTTATTGTTTTAAGTTTTTTAATACCATTACTAGCATTTCTTAATGGACTTCTTTCATCACTATCAAAATGCCATGTAAAATATACTCTTACTTTAGAAAGTTCTTTAGGGAATTTGATTTTCTTTCTACGAATACTAGCTTCTGCTTTATGATCATGAATATCATATAAAAGTTTACCACCCTCTGGAGCCCATGATACATTCATAGGAATCATACCAACTATAAATTTATCCAATACAGCAGGAGTTGCAGAAATAGTCATATCTTTAGTAGGAACTCCTCCAGTATATGATAAAGTTCCTGTTCTATAATAGATAAAGGCTCCATTATTATCTTCAGTATTTAAAGGTACTATTTTTACATCAATCTCATCTCCACCCATGATTTCGAAATTAGATGTATATTCTTTACCTTTATAAGTAACAATGATCCTTTGATTATCAGATTGAACTATATTAATCTTGAATCTATTAATATAATTAAAGTTACCTTTAATCTCAACAGGATATTCTAATTCTTTTTTTGCTAACTCAAATCCTTTAGAAGTTAAGATAATTTGACCATCACCATCACCTAACCAGTTTTTATCATAACTTAGTTTAACAGGTATGAATTTGTGAAGAGGATCAGAATCTTTCATATTAACAGAACCAAATATAATAAGATCTTTATCATATCTATATGGATCTTCAGTATATCTATGACCATTAATAAGTTCATTGAATTCAAATGGATTTAAATCAGGAACGTTGGCTCTTTGCTCTGTGTCTGTTACGATATTATAACTATTATACATCATATTCAAACCAGGAGAGAAGTCTAGATCGTTTCCATCATATTTAGATTTTACATACACCATACCAGTGAATGTTTTAGCAACGTTTATATGATATGGAAGAGTTGTAATAACACAACTCATTTCACCACCAGCTAGATATCTAATCCCATAATTATAATAATACCAATAGGTCATTATATCATTATTATCATATAAAGTAGGATATCTAAGGGCTTGATTATCTGGTTCTCCAAAGTTTCCTATTACATAGCCATTACCAGTAAATGCCTCTGGAACTGCTTTGATAAATAGGTGATATACTTCATCTTTAGAATTAAAGAATAGCTGTTGTTTTTCACTAGATACAAATGTTCTAGTATCATCAGGATATCCTAAGAACTCTTTCAAATCTGCTTTCATAAATAACTTATGATTTGTATATACAGATATCTCTTGTTCTTTAAGATCTATCATCAAACCAATTATATCTGGTTGCATAGGAGGGATAGGATTGTAAACAGTTCTTATAGGATAATGAATTTCTTTATCACCTAACTGAACGTTTGCATAATGATATTGGTATATCTTATGCCATAAGTCAACAGAGAAAGATTTATTTCCTATCTCTTTTTTACCCATATAATCATTAGTATCTTTTACTTTAGTAATACCAACAGTTAATGGTATGCCAGTATAACCATTATCCATAGGAGCTTCTTTACACTGTATTTCAAAATAAATCTTTTGATCTACAGGAATAGGATATGGTAGGAAAGCATGATCTACTGGATCTTGATGCTCAGAATCTATAACAAATGCATCATTATTATCTGGATCATATAATTGAGATGGACCAAGATTAGGTTGGATATAAGTATCTCTTAAATGAGGATTTGTAAGAGGAGCATACTTATTCTCTGTTTTAATATTAGCAAGGAAATCAGTTCCTATAGATCTCCTGTTAGCATAATAATAATCTACCTCATCATTGCCAGTTGTAAATTGTAAAGTACCTACAAGGTCTTTTTTCATTACATATCTATCAACGTAGTATTGGTTCATATCCCAATATCCTTCAGGTCTATATTTTAAAGGATATGTACCAAAGTTTATATTACCAGATATATTAGCATATACTTTAGATGCTATTGCAAAATAGAAATCACCATCTTCATTTAGGTTGAATTCTCTAGGTCTAAAAGAATAGAATGGTTTGCCATCCGAATAAATAGTAATTTGGTTTCTTGTAGAATTTACTCCAACTCCAATAATAGTTCCTTTGATAGGGAGTCTAGATTTAGTTGTAGGAACTTTGTAGTGTTCGCTATAAGAAGCTTTATTATATTGCTCATAAGTTTCGAAGTCTTGCCTTCTAGTATAATAAATACTGCCTAGACTAAAGTCAGTAGCAAATATACCAGAAGATGGTTCTTTATGTATACCTACATATAAAGGTAGGTGTCTAAATAAAGGATTCTCTTTATACTCTGTAATCTCAAACTCAAAATATATATTCACATTTTTTGGAATAGGTTGGCTTGAGAGTATTAAAAATGGAGTACTAGCCGTGAATAAGGTATCAGAGATCATATCTTCTCTATAAGTACTCTCATTATCATATGCAATAGGAGTAATCTTCATTTTGCTCATAGGTTGTATTATCTCCTTTATATATAGTAAAATTTAAGTCGTATTAACAAAATGTTTGGGATAGGCGTTTTAATCGCCTATCCTCTTTTTTACTTATCTTTATTATTGAGAGCATCTATTGCTTCATTAATATTTTTAATATCGGTCTCTATTCTTTTGATATCTTGCTTTATATTAGTAACCTCTTTACTAACTTCGCTTAGAGTATAGGCTTTCTTTTTAGTTTTTACAAACTGTTTATGCATATCGCTATTACGGTCATTAATAGATCCTAATAGTTCTATAATCTGGCGATTCAGTTGATCACTTTGTAAGTTTTTCATTTTTTCAAAGTAAATTGTTGAAATCAAAATTCCTATAATAAATACAACTGTCACCAATAAGATGATTGTATAATCCATCATCAAAAAGTCCTTTACTTTTAATAACACATATGATATTATTAAAATGTAGACTAAGCCCAGCAGAAGGGCTGAAAACATCATAATAAAGTCTGAGTAAAGGAGGTAATATCTATTGGCTGAAGAAGTTAAAGAAGGCTTATTTAAGCAATTGTTTTATGAGGACAATACGTTTTCACTAACTCGTTTAATAGCCTTTTTAGGCTATCTAACATTTATGATTGGTTCAATCTATCTATTAGTTAATAATATAGATTGGGGAGGATATCCAGTATTTGCTACTTATACAGGAGCTGTTGGGGCAGCTGTGCAAACTACTAATAAATATATTAATAGTAAATATAATAGTCCTACTGGATCTTATGGATCTGAAAATACAGGATCCGTTCCTAGTGTTAATGAACAATCTAATACTAAAAAACAAATTGATCCTAATATAGGAACAAAATGATCTGATATATTTGTGAATATCAGCTATTAACTAAAGGGAAGGTTTAATACCAAATAAGACTAATAAATACTTTACTAGATGCTATATTTCTCATAAATATATCTTACAATTCTCTCATAATTTAGAAACGGAGGACTCATAGATGTAATTATGGAGTATCTTGATAATCAAGTCTTGCTAGAAGTTACAATCGCTGAGATATTTATCTGTTTCTTTTTTGCCTCCGCAGGGTTTACCTTGAGAGAGCTTATTATTAGAAGGGAACCTGATAAAAGGAATAATAAAAAAGCCTTTATAGAATCTATTGTAGTTATAGGATTTGCAGTAGTAATCTCATTAATGATAGATCCATTTATTGACGATTACTCTAAGAGATTAGTTGCACTCCCTCCATTTATACTTGGTGTAATTGGTATGGACTTTGTTAAACAATTATTATCCGTGAACTCTCTATTCAATCTTATAACCCGAGCATTTAAGGTGTTCGGGTTGTTTCAGGGCAGGGAGGTTAAAGATGATGATGGTGAAGATAAAGAAGATAAGAAGTCTAATGTAGAAGGGGATACTTGGCCTCCTTCTTCTAAAAGCAAACCTTATAAAGAAAATCCTTTTTTAATTATAGACCATGATCCCTACGGCGATTCTATTAGGAAAGAAGATTATAGTATAGATAAATATACCGTTCTTCACTTATTAGAAAATTCTATTAATAACCTTGATCACGATATAGAGTTTATCAAATCGACTTATTATCGTACACATGACCACAAATCTTTTTTAGAAATGTATGTGGAGATTGAGAAGCAGTATACAACGATTAGAGATATCACTTCCTCTGTAGATGACGTCCCTTTAATCATATCTAATAAAATTGTAGAACTAGTAAAGAAAAAAATTAAATTAGATGAGTTCTATAAGTCTGAAGTTATTGCTTCTATTCATTCCGAATATAAGGAAGAATAGGAGTTTTCTACCTTGAGACCTGTCAGAGCTCATCTGACATTATTATAATTATTTTGCCTCAAAGTGCCAAAATTTGATGCATCAAATAATTATATTAATATATTAATATACTTTTTTATAGGAGGTAAGTCCATATGTTTCCTAACGATTTATGGATCGTTGATCCTTATAAAGGAAAATTGATGACAGTTGTCAATGATGTACCATCCGAAGTAATTCAAATCGAATCTTCTTCTGATGTAACTCATCTTTCTACTACTGTGAAAACGACAACTGTAAACACGACTACTACGAAATATGATGGCACTGTAGAATCTAACGAAGAATCTACTGTTGAAACTACTCGTACTGGTAACTTGGCTAATACAGCTTTAGAACCATCTTCTGTAATGGTATCCCAAGACCGTGTAAGCGTATTCGTTGCTTCTCGTTCTAAAAACTGTGTTTACCACTACAAGAAAAGCTCTGAAACTGGCAAAATGGAATTGTTCCAAAAAATTACAGTAGGCATGCAACCATTTGCAATGTGTGAAGACCCTCATGGTAACGTATACGTTGCTAACTATGGCGACAACACTGTATCCAAAATCGAAGTTCCATCTTTCAAAAAATCTTCTGCTATTGCTGGTGAAGAAGGCCAAGATAAAGTAGTTAAAACTATTTCTGTATCTGCTGGTCCTCGTGACTTGGTATCTGATGAAGATGGCGCTATCTGGGTTGCTTGTTACTTGAGCCACAAAATCGATTCCAAAACTGGTGCTGACTTAGGTGGTATTGTATCTAAAATTGTTAACGATAGTGTAGTTGATTCCATCACTGTAGGTCTTAACCCAGCAGCTATCACTTGTGATGAATCTGATACTATCTGGGTAGCGAACTCTGGTTCTAACACTGTATCCCGCATTGTTAAATCCAAGAAAATTGCTGATTACCAAGTAGGCGCTCGTCCTATGGCATTGGTTTGCGACTCTTACGGTAACGTATTCACAGCAAACTATGATGCTGATACTGTAACAATTATCGAAACTTCCACTAAAGCTCTTGCTACTGGTAACAACGTAACTACTGTTCCTGTAGGCGATGGTCCTAACGCTATCGGCGTAAATATGGAAGATGATATCTATGTAGTTTGCGGTCTTGAAAATACAGTTCGTAAAATCGTAGATAAACAAGTAGTTTCCGTAATCGCAGTATGTGATTCCCCAGTTGCATTTGGTGACTTCACTGGTTGTGCTGCTTACAATACTCAAAACGTAATGGCTAAACCTGAAAAAGGTACAACTGATGAAAAAGTACAAGCTGCTTTAGATAAAGTTAAAAACTGCGAAACTTCTGTAGCTGATATGCAATCTAAAGTAACTCAAGCAGTTGCTGACGTTGCTGAAGCTAAAAATGCTGCTACTGTTGCTACTGACAAAGCTAAAGAAGCTGTAGATAAAGTAGCTGAAGTTAAAGAATCCTTGGCTAACACTGATGGCCGTGTAACAGCTGTTGAAGGCACTCTTGAAACTACTAAAGCAAAAGCTGAAGAAAATGCTACTGCTATTGAAGGTATCAAAGAAGCTGCTAAAACTGCTAAAGAAGCTGCTGATGCTGAAGCTGAAAAAGTAACTGCTTTAGAAAAACAAGTTAAAGAATTATCCAAACCTAAATTGGATGTAACAGTTACTGCATCTGAACCAATCGAAGGTTCTACTGATACTAAAGTAACTTTCACTATCGGTAATAAAGCTGTATCTCCTACCCAAGCTCCTACAGTAAAACTTCAAGATGTAGAAACTCCTGTTACTACAACTAAAGTATCTGAAGGTGTATTCTCTGCAATCATTCCTAATGCTAAATTAGGTTCTACTGTTAAATTTGTAGTACCAGTAGATGCTGAAGAAGAAAACAACTTGTCTCAAGATGTTTATGTAGAATCTTTAGCTGGCTTGGCTGATAAATTCACAGTATTCAACTGTGGCTTTGTAGCTATCGATAAAGCTAATGCTATTCAATGGGATACTGCTCAAAATGCTCCTGCAGCTGACTTCTTCAATACAGTAACTGGTGGTGCTGAATGGAAATTCAATTCTGACTCTAAGTCTGTTGAATCTAAATTTGTTCCTATGGCAACTGGTAAGAAATTCTTCTACGTTGCTGCTGAAGCAAATTATGTAGCTACTCATGCTGATTTGACTCAACGTTTATTCTTAAACAAATTCAAACCTGTATTCACTGAAGCTACAACTCCAACTGCTGGTACATTATCTGGTAAGAAAGTATTCGTATTCGAATTATCTGAAGCTACTGGTGTATTGGTTGAATATGCTAACCTTGATTTCTAATAATTAAATTATCATATTCTCATGGGAGGAAAGGTGATCCTTCCTCCCATTTAATTAAATAAAATTCATATTTCAAATATAGAAAGGAACCTGATTATGTCTAATAAAAAAGGCGTTCAAGTAATTGCTCCTTTTGTAGCTCCTGAAGGAACTCCTGTTGCATATGTATCTGACATTGCTGGTGCTCATAGAGTAGTTGCTACTAAAGCAGATCTTATTGCCATCCCTGCAGCCCTTTTAGAAGTTGGCATGACAGCATTTGTTACAGATGAAGGCAAAGAGTATCGTTTAGAAACTAAATCCGAAACTCCTGTTACTTCTGATTGGACTTCCGCTGCTCCATCTGCTGCTGATATCAAAGTTGCAGAAGATAAAACTTTGGCTGATGTATTGATCACTAAAGACGAAGTAGCTACAAAAATCTCCGATGCTGTAACTGCAGCTGGTGAAACATACCAAACTAAAGAAGATGCTTTGGCTGCAAAAACTGCTTTAGAAGAATCTATTCATGCAGTATCTACTGCAGGTTTGTCTGAAGAAACTAAACAAGATATTCAAGCTGCTAAAAATGCTGCTGCTACTATCACTGGTTTCCAACAAACTTTAGATCAAACTAAAACAGAATTAGCTCAAAAAGTTGAAGAAGCTAAACAAGCTGCTTTAACTCAAGAAGATAAAACTGCTATTGCATCTATCGCTGATGTAAAAGCAACAGCTGAAGCTGCTAAAGCTAAAGCTGAAGAATTAGAACCTAAAATTACAACTAATAAAGAATCTTTAGATACTTTGAAAACTAAAGTAGACGCTCTTCCTGATTCTGATGCTGTAGATGCTAAAATCTCTACTGCTAAAGAAGCAATCAATAGCTCTATTGATTTAGTAAAAGAAAGCGTTGCTGCTTTAAAAACTGTAGTTCAAGGTTCTGAAGATGGTACTACTAAAGGTTTAGATGCTAAACTCACAGAAGCTAAACAAGAAGCTGCTGATAACTTAGCTGCTGCTAAACAAGCTTTAGAACACTCCATTGAACAAGCTGCTACAGCTGGTCTTCCTGAAGAAACTAAACAAGATATCCAAGCTGCTAAAGAAGCTGCTACTAAACTTACAGAAATCACTTCTAAAGTTGATGATGCAGTAGCTAAAGCAAATGATGCTGATACTAAAGTTGGTACTTTGGGAACTAAAGTTACTGCACTTGAAACTTTCAAAACTGATGCTGAACCTAAATTAGCTGAAGTAGATACTGTTAAAGAAGCTGTAGATACTTTGAAAGATACTACAGTTCCAGCTATTGATGCTCGTGTAACTACTTTAGAAGGCAAAGCTGCTCCTACAGATTTCACTGAAGGTCAAAAGACTAAATTAGATGAAATTCTTGCTGGTAAACATTATGCATCTGCAGATGACATTGACAATGCTAAAGCTGCACTTAAAAATGAATTAGCTACTCAAGATTCTGTAAATCAACTTGCTAACCAAACTCTTACAACTGCTGAAGGTAAAGTTACTGAAGCTAAAGAAGAGCTTGAAGGTAAAATTACTGAATTAAAAACTAAAGTAGAAGGTATTCACGTTCCTGATGTTTCTGCATTGGCTACTAATGAAAATCTCGTTAAAGTAGCTAATAGCGTATTTGTAAGTGATATCAAAACTTTCTCCGATGGTACAAACAAAATTGTCGCTATCAAATTCGATCCTGCTATTGAACACAAAGTTATGCCTGTTAATGAAAATTACTTCAAAATCGAAGGTGGTAGATCTGAAGAAACTCCAGATGGCGAAGGCTATGTAAGAGTTAAAATCGGTCCTTCTGATCCTGTAGATATCACTAACATGACTTTAACTTTCGAAAGTAAAGATTTAGGTACTTTGACTAAACAACTTTCTTATGCAGAAGCTGATTTCAAACCTATTGCAACTGAAGCTCCTGCAAAATACCTTGTTATTGCCGAATCTGCTATTATGCAAAATGGCACTGAAAGAAACAAATTGAAAGTTGCTGAATTAAAAGATGGTGTTAATGAATATAGCTTCAAAGTTAAATTAACTTCTGGTACTGGCGTTGCTACAAATATCTGGGCAATGTTTGCATCTGAAGATACATTGAATGATGAAGAGTATAAAGATTTACCATTATGCTTGACTATCAATGGTCAATATGGTCAATTCACTAATGAAAGAAATAGTGATATTGATGTTTATGCTGCAGACAGCATGAATGGTGGCGGTACTGCACCTCTACAAATCAATGGTGCTAGAGCTACCTTCAGTGGATATAAACTCAAAACAGATTTGACTCCAGATGGCCAAAACGATACTTATATTGTAACTTACCATAGACCTGTTAATCACGGCTAATTAAAACCCAATGATGTACAAGGAGAGTAATTCTCCTTGTACACATCTTATTAATGGCTATGAATATGAAATATAAGTTATGATTTTTATATATGGAGGTGTTACTAACTTATGGCTCTAAATGACAACACGTTTGTTATGTCGGTTAATAACCAAAAAAACCTTATTGAAAATAAAGGTAGCCTTCCTGTAGCAGATAGTAATGAAATCAATGGTGGTAGAATGATTGTTTCTACTACTGTAGAACGTAATCAAATTGTACCTACAAAGCGTAAGGTTGGTATGGAGGTATATGTTTTAGAAACACAAACTCCATATATATTACAAAATAATGATATTACTAAACAGGCTACTGCTGATAATGATTGGATTGTTTTAAAGAATGAATCTTCTAAATCTTCTGATAAACTAACCACTCCTAGATTGATTAATGGTGTTCCATTTGATGGTACACAAGATATCGAATTTACATCAGAACCCTATACTGCTAGAGAAATTGTAGATCTATTTGATGATGGCAAAGTCACTATTAAAAGATCTTATGATTTATTATTACCTAGATTTGCCACAAGAATCTATAATAGAATTACTGAAGAGAAATCTACTCTTGGGGAAGATAATGTAAAAAGTTTAGTGGTTAATACTGGCGATACTTTGGTTGTAGATGTATATGATATGGTAAAATCCATTAAAATGCCTTTATATCAAACCTCTTATGAAACTAATAAGGTCAATAATAAAATGAGCGATTTCAAACTTGCTCTTATTTCAGACCAAGGGACTAGCGTATCTTTAGGAAGCGAATTCCCAGCTGCTATGACTTCTACTTATACTCTTAAAGATACCTTTACATCTGGTATCTCTATGAGTTGTATATTTGAAGATAATAGAGTTTCTTATTTTAATATTCTTAGAAAAAGAAATATGTCAGAAGCTTTACAAGAAGTTAGAGTTGTTCCTCAAGGTACTTCTACTTTAAATATCACTGTTGCATTTAAAATTAATGGCGGTAATCTTGAAGATTCTATTGGGTTCTTTATTGCCATCCCTTATAAGACTGATGAAACAAATGTAACTAAGTTTAAATATAAATATGCTAAACTTACAAAGAACAGTCCTGGTTCTTTAGTATATGAAGGTAAAATTACTGGTATTACTGGAAGTTACTATAACTTCTTAGAAAATACAGATGGAGAATTAGACAACTTTGCTGTTCCTATCACTATTATATCTAAAGACAGTGAAGTTACCCCTGCCTTAAAAGCTCTTTAATAGTACAAGAAAGGAAAGAGTAAATGAAATTAATTAGTTTAGAGAATTTAAATTATGCTCTAGGTTTGATTAGTGCTAAATTTACTTCTCAAGCAAATACGTTTGTATCTGCTTTAGCAAATAAAGTGGATAAAGAAGATGGCAAAGTTTTATCTTCTAATGATTTCAGCAATGATGCTAAATCAAAATTAGAAAATGTCGATACAAAATCTGCAGGGATTGAAAATATTACTATCTCTGAAGAAGGTGTAATGACTCTAAAAAATATCCATGGAGATGAAGCTAATAAAGCAAATATAGATGTATATGCAAAAATTGCAAATAAATTAGCTACTCCAAGATCTATCAATGGGGTACCATTTGATGGCAGTGAAAATATTACTATCAATGCTGGCGGGACAAATGATGTTCCTTGTACCGAAGGAGAAATTCTTGAGTTGTTTACGACAACACCAGCATCAAATGAGGACAATTCTAGTCATCCTTCTCCATATGAACCTCCACATTTATCATAATTTTATATGAAAGGGTTAAATAAATGGCTGTTAAAAAAGATACAATCGTATTCAGTACTTTAACCACTCCAGATCCTGCTAATGATTCATTTCCTATTGTCGTTGATGAGGATATTGCTGGTGGTTTGAGAACTGTTCAACATAAAGCTGATATGTTAAGCATTCCAGAAGAACGCCGTAAGGTTGGTATGGAAGTATACATTGTTGGGGATCAAAAGAAATATAGATATACAACAGAAGTATACGGTCCTACAACAACAATAGATGCTTGGACTGAGATTAAAGAAGCATCAACAGAAAACACTCCTACTTTTGAAACTGTTAATAATAGTGAAATTGTTTTCTCATAATTAGAAATTATAACTTTATAAGAAAGAGGTATATGAATGGCTAAAGTTGTTAGTCTTGATAATTTAAAGACATTCCTAGCAGAACTTCGTAAACTATTCGTAGTTCAAGAATCTGGTAAGGTATTATCTTCTAATGATTATACTAATACAGAAAAAGATAAACTTGCTACAATCGAAGCTTCTGCTCAAGAAAATAAAATCGAATCTATTACAGTTGGTACCAATGTAGTTCCAATCGTTGGTAAAAATGTAACTATTGATACAATGCCTACAGCTGATATTAAAGCATTGCTTCAACGTATTCCTAAATTTGATATTCAAGTAGTTACTGAATTACCTACACAAGATATCAGTGCTTCTACTATTTATCTACACAAAAACCCTGGTGAACAAAATCAAAACTTATATACAGAATATGTATACGTTAATAACTCTTGGGAACAATTGGGTGCTCAAACTGTAGATCTAACAAATTATGCATTAAAGTCTGAAGTTAAAACGAAATTATCTGAATTAGAGAATGATGCTGGATTTATTAAGAAAGAAGGCGCAGTTGTTTCTACTTACAAAATTGAAGATAAAGGTGCTGGAACAACTCTATCTATATCTAAAGCAGATTTAAATACATCTAGTGTATATAAAATCGATCTTGATGGCAGTGAAGGGCAAGAGTTCAATCTAGACCTTCCTAAAGATTTAGATGCAGGTATGCATACAGTTTATGTAGATGCTATCTGGAATAAGAATACTCTTAAAATGTCTCAAAATACAGTAGTATTTAGTAATGAATTGAGATTCCCAACACTCAAAAGATTTAACGATGATGCTGCTAAGACTGTTGGTGAGGTTGTATTTAAATTTGTAACTTTCAATGGCGGTACAACTTGGTTATGCGAACGTTGTGATCAATATTACATTGCGGTTAAAGTATTAACTCCTACTAATGGTAGTATTACACTAAATGGTGGATATTCTCAAAATAACAGATTTAGAGTTGGTAGTAATGTAACTGTTGCTGCTAGCGCAGATCCTGGATACTCTGTAGCTGAATTGCATGTATCTAGTGAAGAAGACTCTGACCAACCAAATGTTTAAAAATTGATGACATATAAGAGGGTGGGTTAATTTCCACCCTCTATATTTTATCCTTGTAAAAGTAAGTAAGGGGAGGTATTAAGTAATGTTAGGTTTAACAACAGTTGCTAAATACAAATCTTTAGAGCGAAGAGTTAAAGAGTTAGAAAATCTTAATTCTAGTTTATTAGAAGATAAGGCTCGTAAAACTAACCGTATTGAAAAGTTAGAAAACCAAAAGAGAGATTTGATTGAAGAAAACAGTGCTCTTAAGTTATCTATCCAAGAAGTGAATGAGTTTAATCTAAAACTTCAAGAAACACTTAATGAACTTAATATGAAATGTGAATCTCTTGAGTCTAGTCTAAAAGAATTGGAAAGTGGTTTGCAAAGACAAGTAAATGAATATGATAAAGCTATCAAAACAATCTCTGAATTGACAGATAAGGTGTCTGAACAAGAGAGTCAAATTGAAGCTCTAAAAATTCAATTAAATAGTAAGGAAGAAAAAACTCCTATTATTAAAAAACCTATCACACCAGTTAAACGCAGAACCAGTGTTAAAATTCCTAAACGTAAAGTAGTTGCAAAGGCTGAAGCTGCTAATTCTAAAAAGAAAAAAGCTTCAACTAAAGCTAAGAAACAATAAAGTAATCTAATAAGATTAGAACCGTTTATTGTTTAATCATACAGGAAGGAAATCATAATGCTTGGATTATATAGTGCAACTCAATATAGAGCACTAGAATCTCAATATAAAAAAGCTGATAAATTAGCAAAAGAGTTACAAGCTAGAGTTAATGACTTAGAATCTAAGGCAGAATCTTCTAAATTGCTAGTAGATTATAATGAATTAAAGATTAGTCATCAAGCACTTGTAGCTAAAGAAGCTATTGAGGCTAAAACTATTGAGACTTTAGATGCAGCTGTTCAAGAATATAAAACTAAGATTGCAGCTTTATCTTCTGATACAGGGGTTGCTGCAAAACCAAATAGTGAATCTAAAGAAAAGATTACTGATATCGCTAAAGAGGTTAATAACTATAAAGACCAAATTAAATCTCTTCAAGATAAAATTATTTCTCTTAGCAAAGAAAATGAAAATATCAATAATCTTTATGCATCAACATCTGCTAAGCTTGAGGCATTAAATAAGAATGCAGATTCTTATCAACTTACTGCTGCTAAATCTGAAAAGCGTAGTAGAGAATTAGAAGAGATTAATAAAAATCTATCTAAATCACTTAATGATCTTAAACAAGAAAATGAAAACTTGTCTAAAGATAAAAACATTTTAATTACTAAAGAAGCTACTTTTAAAAATCGCATTGCTGAATTAGAAGCAGAAAATGAAAAGCTTCGTAGTGAAGCAAAGAATGCTAAAACAATTGATACAACAGCTTCTAATGCAGATTCTTCTAAAGGAGAAGTTGTTACTATCAGAGTTAAAGAAAGCAAAGATTCTTCTGTAGTATTTAAAGCTAATGGCGAAGTTATTAAAGACTTCGTTCAATTTTATAAAGGTTCTTCTGTTACAATTGAATGCTATAAAGATGGTAAACTTACTGATAGCTTTATTGTAGAAGAAAATTAGTAGTCTTATTTATCGGAGGTTAGTATAGTCATGGTTAAAATTTTAGATAAAGTTGTTTTCAATAATATTAAAGACGAATTGATTGGTAATGTAAATGAAATCGTTACTAATGAATCTAAAAAATATTTCACTCGTTGGTTAAAAGAATCTGGTCTTCCTCAAATCCAAGAAATCGCAGATGTTTATATCAACAAATTGAAAGAAGATGCTTCTAAAGATACTGGTTGGTGTAAAATTCGTGATGGTATTGTTTTACCATTATGCATTACAATCAGTTTGAACATTTTAAACTCTGTAGTTGGTAAAATTATTGAAAAAACTGATGATGTAAAATAATAATCAATCCATCAAGTATCTTAATTGATACTTGATGGGTTTTTGTGCTTTTTTGACAATAAGTAATGAAATTTAATATATTTAAAGAATAGTGGTGATAAAATGCTAGCTCTCCCAAAAGCTCCTAGAACTAAAGAGTTTAATGGAATGCTTATTGTAGATAGAGGTACAAAACAAAATAGAAATGCTATTTTAGATCCTACCTTACCATTTACCTTTGAAGGTATAATGAATAAAGTAAATGATTGGCACTTATGCTTGGTGCATCATAATGTAAACGAATCTAGAAAAGAAAAGAATATAAAATATACAGTTAAGTTCTTCAAGGATGACTATACAAGAATTCCTGGTATGATAAACGTAATTACTCAATTGAGTTATCCTACTAATGATAGAGAATACAATAGTGATACAGCTATTCTTATGGGTAAAATCCCTGCAACCTTGACTGAATCATATATAGATGAACCATTCGTATCTATTCCACTTAAACTTATTAAGAAATTAGACTTTCTTGGAAATAATGATGCTGATGGAATACTCTGTTCTCTTCAAATCAATCCATCTTCTAATGATGATATAGAAAAAGTATATTATAATATGGAAGCAACTGGTTATGAAGATTCTAATACTGTAGGTATATTTGAATGGATTATATCTGATCAAGAAAATGGTAAAGGTCATGTATATTATAGAAAGACTATTTATCTAAAACCAGACAATAACCCATATCCAGATATAGCTCCTGGATCTGATGAAGATGATGATGATTATGGAGCATAGGAGGTGATATAGAATGTTTAGAAGAAGAAAGTATTTTAATATTATCAGATTTGATGATGAAGGAATGAAAGATGTTGGTCTTGGAAAAGATGGTTGGTCTAAGCAAGGTTCTATATCCTTTTCTAATAATACTGCCATTCAAGATCCATATATTTCTACAAGATTTAAATCTTGTTACTGTATGAATGCAAATTCATATTATCATAATACAGAAGAATTTAATCTAGAAAAAGATCAAATGTTTTCAATCTCATTCTGGTTCAAATTGCATAATTCTGCTATTATAGATTTTGATAATAACAAGAATTCATTTATTCCTGGAGTTGAATTTACAGATGAGAATGGGAATAATATTAAATTAATCCCAGCATATCATGGGTCTGTAGAAGGAAAACCATCTGCTGCATTAGTTATCAATGATAAACTAATTTATGATTGCCCATATACTCCAGATAATGAGTGGCATAATATTTTATTCTCAAAAGGTAAACTAGATATAGAACGCTTCTTCCTAGATGGTAAGAAATGGTGGGAATACAATGATAGGCATAATTTTGGTAGGATTTTAAAGGATATTAAGTTCGGGAATCCATATGGCGCGCCTAAATCTGGTTCATACGAATATGAATTAGACCAATTACAAATCTGTAATGATGGGACCTACACTGATAACTTCGAAATGGTTGATATAAGGCAAACTGTAGAAAGATTCCCTCCAGTGGCTGTACAAATGCCAGATGATGAAACTAGAGTAGAACCAAGATTTATATATGGTGCTCCATTTAATTATAATACCAATCATACTAGATGGGATAATGTAGTTGATAATGTAGAAATTACACGTCCTGTATATTTTAAAAAATCTAGTACTGCCGAAATGGAAATGATGGAGAAGATTAGATTTGAAGAAGATAATGAAGTAGCTCATAGTAATTTTAAATATTATAGTTATCCTGAAAAAGATGAATAAATAATGGGTAGAGTCTTAATGACTCTACCCTATATTTATATGATTATTCTAATAAAAAATTTTTTAAATATTATTCAAGAGGGACTTCGTCACTAGCACGATGGGTTTCTTCAGTACCCCAGTCGGCGATTAATATATTAGTATTATCCCTATATCCATATTCAAAGAACGTAGGGTCAACATAGAATGGGTCTACAATTTCATATTGACCAGGTTTTAATCCAGCTCTACCAAAATCGAAATCTACAGGAACATTCTTTAATTTGACACCAGTAAGGGAATCACAAGATGCAAACATTCCTGTGTAATTTACAGCGCTTGATAGGTCAATAACGCCGTTAATTATCTTTAAATTAGAGCATAGCCCAAACATACTTCTGAAATCTTCGACGTGAGAAGTATTCCAAGTGCAAATATTAATCCATTGTAGGTTTTTACAATTGAAGAACATATAATCAAAATCTGTAATCCCAGATATATCCCAAGATGTCAAACCAAGAATTGCTCTAAGAGACTCACATCCAGAGAAGAAGTATTCTATGATTTTAGTGTTATTAGTTACTTTTAAACCTTCTCTAACATCACACCACCTCAAACTTTTGCAGCCATTAAAGAACATGCTTAGATCTCTAGAATATTTTACACTTAGACCACTATCTGTTTTAGCAAATAGAGGTTCTATTACTTTCCAAGTAAGTTTTTCCATACCATTAAGGGGATTACATGGTAGATTTGATTGTTCTTCTTTAAAATAATATTTTTTAGTATCCAAGGAAGCATTATCAACCGCTTCTGTATAAATAGCTTTCAGTTTTGCATTGACAGGGTTTTGAGGTTCTTTAAACTGAACAGAATCTAAGAAAGGATTATCAATGGTTTTATAGTTGATAACATTTTCTCTAGCCCAATAAGACATTCCACTCACCAATTGATCTGCAGGAATCTGAGCTTCTTCTTCCTTGGCAAAGATCGTATAATCCTGAGCTCCACCATTTGTAGTTTGTATTGTGAATGAATTATTATTTTCTGATTTCATAATTCCTCCATCTTCTAATAATCCGTAATATCTATAGGAAGATTTTTAACAAAATCATCATATACTAAGAAAAATCCATAAGGTCTAGATTTAAATGCTCCAGAGAAACAAGCAAGTTTATAAGTCTTACCAGGAGTAACACCTACTACAGTATATACATCGGCACCATATCTTGCTGCTTCAGGTGGTAGCTTCCATCCAGATGGAATCCATTTGCTTTTACCTTTTTCAAACCATCTAGTCATATTGTTATAATTGAATATAGCAGTACCATTATATCTGCTACCGAAACCTGTCGGACTAATTGAAATTCTATTTGCAGCTATATCATTGTTTAATGTAGCTCTATCATTCCTATAGCCTTCATATGTTTTTCCACCTTGGTCTAGATCCCATCGTTCATCAGATTTATAATGCCAAGTATATACTACTAGAATTTTGTTTACACCATCTGGAATGGTGACATCTTTTACCCTCCAGTATCTATTATCTCTAGTATCCAAATCACTATAATCAGCATTCCATGGAATAAGAGCATTAACGTATACTTTAGGAACAGCTTTAGATGCCCATACTGTTGTAGGACCTGTAATAGTAGCACTTGTTAGATTTAGTTTACCAGGCCAATATCCATTCGAACCTATAATACTAGCAGTAATCTCATCACCATGTGTTACCCAAACCTCTCCACCAGTATAATCTTTTCCATTATAGCTAACAGTAATAGTTTGGTGTTCAGACTGTTGAATGGTTACTTTATATTTAGGAAGATAATTAAAGGTAATACCATTTCCTCTATCAAATAACCACATAGAGAAATCTTCTTTGAATAGTTTGGTATCTTTACCAGTAATGAATAGAGCTTCTATTTCATCAGCTTTTAGATATAGTTTAATACCTGTACCATTAGGCCCTTCGAATAGGTCTTTTCTTAATTCAGCACCTTTATAATCTAATATTCTACCATTAATCCATTTAGTGATTTTTTTCTTAACAATACCTCTACTTATAGGACGTTTGAATCTTGGCACTAATGAATCAACTCTAGGACTTAGATTAAGTACTTCTAGGTTATATCTAGATTTGATATCTCTGGAAACTTTATGAATATTATTAGAAATATCTAGGATATCTTTTCTTTGAACAAGTTTACCATTAACAAATACAGCCATCAGATTCTTATTAAGGTTTCTATCAATTTCATATTTATTGAAATAAATATATCCACTCATAGGAAGTTCTGGAATAGCTTTGTTGTACTTGGTGCCAGTATAGAAACAAATAATATCAATATCATCACGAAGATTGATCATAATATGATCTTCAAATTTGATATATCCTCTATAAATATTGATACTATAATCCTTACCAGGAACTAATGCTTTTCGATTTAAGAATACTTTAAATCTAGTTCTAAGATCTAACATAGCATAATATGGAGAGTCGATATTATATTTTCTAATACCCTCTTCCCCTACTATATGGAGGTCCATTTTTTGAACATCATATTGTCCTTTATTATGACAAAATGTGAATTTGATATCATCCTCTTCTGTAATGCCAAATGGTACTGCATTTTTAATACGGATAGTTCTTTCATTGATTCTGTCATAATAAGCTTGAGGAATGAGTCTTCCTTCATTATCACTGATGAAGAATTGCATTTCAGTAAACTGTTTATAAGGGAATGGAATTTCAATATCTAATACAGCATTATTAGGAGCTACAGAGATACTACAAAAGAATTCTTTTGGATCCATCTCTGCTTGTAATACTGTTATTACAACCTTACCTTCAAAGGATTGAGTATTACCACCAGTAATAGTTGCTGTATCTGTGAAAGATGGTCTATCTGAGAATAGTTTACAGTCTGGATCACCATTTATAAATGAAGATCCACCACCGCCTCTGATATCACCGCCTCCACCACCATTCCATCCTGCGCCACCACCAGGAGCGCCGCCATGGACTCTATCGGTTAAGGAATCACGTTTACCATGTCCTCCATTAAATGGAAATCCATTAGATTCTGGAGTAATAGTAAATGTAGAGAATTTATCTAAACTGCCACCAAGCCCAGGATTGTCTTGAGTACCTGGCTGACCAGCATACCCATATCTATACCAGCTATCTTTACCGTCATAATCTATATTACCATTAGCAGTAGATATTGGTTTAGCTGAATATCCGCCACCATCATAACCTTCAAGATAAATGGTATCATTTTTATAATCTATATAATCAGTGCCACCACCACCGCCAGCAGCGATCATGATAACACTTTCTTGATCATCTTTTTTTAATGAAATACCAGTGGAGCCACCACCACCATATCCCATCATCTTAGAGAATTCTGGATATCTTGAGTCTCCACCTTTACCAAATCCAAGACCGCCAGATCTACCATTTGGTAAACAACCAACAGTAAGAAATAGAGATTGCATATTCCTTGTATCTAATATACCAGTAGCATAGCCACCTCTAGATCCTGTCTTATTATCACCACATAATGAACCTGCTCCATAACATTCTATTTTTATAGAGAGAATCCCAGTCAAGTCGAACTCGACTGGGATACCATTATTTTGGTTGAAAGTGAATACTGTTTGGCCATTATTTTTTTCGACTACACTAGCCATGTGTACTCCTTTCAAAAACTATAAATAATTAACTCTTGCATTTGGTGCACCCCATGGAGCATTTTCTATAGAGTCGGAAGATAGATCAGATACATGGGATTTAGGATATTCTGCAATGTTAATAACTCTCAAGTTAGGACAATTAGCAAATGCATTTCTTCCAATAGTTTTAACAGATGCCGGAATAGTTATTTCGGTTAATTCATCTGATCCAAATGCATAGTCAGCGATATATTTTAGACCCTTACCTTTTTTACCAAGTTCTGGTTCAACGGCTGGTTCTATAACAACTTCATTCAATTTATCGCATCCATAGAAAGAATATTCTAAAATAGATTCGATAGAATTAGGAATTACGACTCTAGTTAATTTTGAAGCACCTTTACATACTCCTTCTTCCATAGTTGTAACTGTAGAAGGAATGGATAATTCATTTAAACCACTGTTAGCAAATGCCCCACTACCAATAAACCATAAATTTGGTTTTAATGTAATGGAGGATAAGTTTGTACAATTCTTAAATGCTGCAGGAAGAATCTTCAATACTGTATTTTCTAATTCTAATCTATTGATAGAATTAAATCCATAGAATTGGTAAGATTGAATATTTCTAACACTCAAAGGAACAGTAACTTCATTAATGGTTAATCTATTCTCTGTAGTATTATTCATAATATAGTTTTCTGAGTTTTTATCATAAGTTATTCTTATATTATTAGAAGGCTCAAATGCATTATCTGCAACTATAGCATCTTCTGCAATATATAAGTTTTCTAAGAATTTAAACGCATTCTCTTCTACTTTCATATTAGGAACTAATTTAACAGTTTTTAATTTAGGAGTAGCAGCAAATGCATATGAGCTTATGCGTTTATTATTTTTATCAAATGCAACGTATGCTAATTTAGTCATACCTCTAAACGTATAAGGAGTAATAGTTTCTAAAGATGTAGTAGGTTCAAACTTAATAGCAACTATATCATCATTATCTGTAAATACAGAATAGAAACTGCTATCTGCATTAAGTTTAGTATGAATAGAAACTACGTTATTTGCTATTAGTACATATTTAGCCATATCAGGAAGTTTATAGAATGTATCAACATCTTTACCATCTAGATTAGGACTAACTTTATACCAATCTACATCTAAATCTTCAATATCGCCATTGATATCTTTAATATATGGATCTTTATAATAGATTTGTAAATCACCTGAAATGAAATCTAAAGATACAGGATATTCTCTAATATAATCTAGATTACCTTCGATAATAACCCTTGTATACCAATTAGATAGATCTTCCATATACTCTAGATTGCCGTAAAGTATATTTTGTGAGAAATCTAATGTCTTACCAGCTAATACTGGTTTGGCATACATTTCATCGAACCAAATATCATCATGGTCTCTTTTCATATCAAATAAATCATATGGTCCTTCTATTCCATCTTCTGCTGCAGATACTTTCTTCTTATAGAAATAAAGAACTGTAGCTGTTTTACCAGCAGCAAATTGTCTATCATTTTTATATTGAGGAATGATAACATTTTCTTTTAGTTTATATCTTTCTGGATTTATGAAGGTTCCATTAATGAATAACGCAATATTATCTGGACTTAGCTTCATATTATCAATATACCAACTTGGTATAGAAATAATGGTTTTAGAAGTGATAGGGAATTCTATTTTTTCGAAATCTACCCTCTCAGTAAATCCTCCTCTAGCTTCTACATCATCTACTGTAATAACAGTTAGAGTTCTACCAGCTTCTAGATAATATTCTGGTTGGGTAAGGATTAGTGTTTTTGTTACAGAATCATATGCATATCTTTCACTCTCATCAAGAGAAAGACTACCAGCAAATGCCAAGAATTTTGAGTTATATCCTATATCTTGAGGAAGCTCAAATGTAACTTGTTTTTCTTCAGTAGCAGTGACTTGTTGTACTCTAATATTGAATCTTAAATTTTCAGAAGTATTTTCTTTATATTCTTCAAGAATACCAATATTGTTGAATATCACCATTACATACTGAGCATATCTAGCATGCCTTATATCTACTGGATCTAATAATTGAATTTTATTATTATCGATCAATTCATATCTAGATGGATCTATATATGTGGAGTTACCAAATAATAAGAAATTATCCTTTTTAAGTTTATAAGATTTAAATTCAGGCTTGAATTCTACTAATCCAGTATTAGTACCACCATCTGCATAAGAATAATTGAAAGTAATTCCAGAGTTTTCAAGTTTATTATCCTCAGTATATTCTCCATCTACTTCAAATTCAGATCTTACATATGGGAATACGAATACTAAATAATCCATGGAACTTTCTGTTCTTTGAAGAGCTCTAGATTCATATAGTGTAATAAAATCTGCATCTTCTGATAGAGTATACTGTTTTCTCTTATCTAGATAAATACCATCTTTGTTGAATACAAAGAAATACTTATTTCCTCTAGGATAAGATTTATATGGATAAGGTACTCTTACAACAGTCTGATTATTCTTTTCTGCATATACTACCTTGGAACTCATATAAACGTCATGATTATATGGAACATGAGTAAAGTTATCATCACATTCGATATAGAATACGTCTACATAATCTCCTTCTTTGAAAGTACTTGCAGAATAAACCCTTTTATATTTAACACCATTTGTGAAGTTAGGTGCTATAATCTTATAAATGGAATTGTTTAATAAATGACCATTTTTAAAGATCATATATCTTTTAGTATCCCAACCAGACTTGAATTCGTCTTCTAAAGAAATATAATTAGAGTTTCGTTCTATATTAAATCTTTTATATAAGAATTGTCGTTTAGATCCAGCATATAATGGAAGATTGGCAGCATATTTATTATCATCAAATGTGATTTTTCCATTATCATCAATTACATATTTTAATGGATATAAATGACCACTAGTAACTTCTGCAAAGATTTGAATGTCATCAAATTTAATACCAGTGCAATTATAGCAATGACCTTTATATTTACTTTCCAATTCTTTTACCAATTGGAAATCTGTAGTCTTTTGATTATTCTTTCTAAGACTTTCTGGATCTACTGGTCCATCATATCTAATCTTTTCAACTACTGTAACTGATAATGGGAATTCAAGATCTTTATCTTGTTTATCTATTTCTAAACTACCATTGATTACATCATTGCTTAAGTCATTCTTTGTATATTCAAAATCACCAGTAAGTAATGGATCTTCGTCAATATAGTTTTGAAGAGTACCGTATTCTACTTGAATATAGCATGGGTAATTCCCATTTTCTCTAACATTTAATGCTTGTTGTGTAGGTTGAATATTATATCTATAAAACTCAGTATTTGCAGGATCGGCATTATTAGTAATATACCCATTAATAGCAAATACAGAGAATAAAGAACTTAAGCTATATTTAGGAAGTGTTTTAACTATAGGAGTTCTTTGTTCATCAGACCTATAGGTTACAACACATCCATCACCCTTTAGAAACTCAACTGTAAGTTCAAAGTCATTGATTACAGTACTACCAGTTGGAAAGGCATCTATATTAGCCATTTTAGATAATCTAGGATAAGCCTTTTTTAGCTCATTTTCAAAATTATCTTTATCACCAGCTATAATATTTACTAAAGGAGTAGTAGTATATTTATCAAATATAGAGAATATACTAGTAGCCCCAATAGGAGAATCTATGATTGAAACATTATTCGGATCTCTTGTTGGTAGTCTGTCTAAAAATATTTGATTACATTTAAAAATAATTTTTAAGACATTCTCATTTGGTTTTGGAATATAGACTGCCGATAGATCAAATAGAGTAGAAGAATTTATCTGAGTAGTGGAAAATGTTCTATCAGTAGTAGTATCTCCAGACCGTCTATCTCTTTCCCTCCAATATTGATATACAGGATAGGCTTTATTATGAATATCGGTAGAGTCATTTTCTATTTGAGCAAGGATAAGATCCTTAACCCCATCTATTTTTTTACGAGGATATGTTCCATCGAAATAACTATCTTTAAAAGGGATTGGAATTGTAACCACTTTGGTTACAAGTTTAGTGTACAAAAGCTCTCCCTCCTTATACAATAAAAAAGCGAAATTTATTACTAGTATGTACCCCTATACGAAATTATCGTATAGGGGTTTGATTGTAATAAAATTATGCTTTGGTAATTACAATTGGAACTTCGATCTTACATGGAATATCTGTAGGAGTAAAATCATAAGAAGGATCTACTTTACAATAGAATTCATAAGATTCACCACTATTATCATTAGGATCTACATAATCCCAGATATAGAGGTCTACATTACAATCTATATCAACTGGAGGTATATCAACCTTAACTTGGATTTGGGATGGGATATCTAATGAGATATCTCTTTCATAAAGAGCCAAGCCTGGTTTAACTCTGATAGATGATACGATATCATAAGTCTTAGTCTTTTCTGGAACGATAACGATGGATTTAATATCTTTATTAGATACCTTTCCTGTTCTAACCTTTCCAATGAATTCTTGTGTATTATTATTGATATATAAGATTCTGCTTTCTAGAGGTTCTAGGAAATTCACCATATTATGGCAGCGAATAGATTCTAAAACATCTACGCTAGATGTAGGTCTATATGTACCATATACAAATCTACTAGTACCTCTAATAGTAAGCTCTTTTCCTGGATCGAATTGTTTTAACTTAATACCCTTATAATCAGTATTAGCTGTATCGAATTCTGATCCGAAGATTACTACAGTGCTATGAGAATATGGAATAGTAAGATATACGGATTCGATAATCTTTCTATTTCTACTTAGCACAAATCTATATACATCATCAGAGTAGCTGATAGTTAGTCGTAAGTTATTTCTGTTTTCTATATCCTTTAAGTTGTAACTGAATACTGGGGTATGGGGATTTAAAGCATTTAATGAACGCTTATATTCCTCTTGATTGCCCATGTATAAGTTACAAAGAGGTTCGCCAAAGCCACTCATAACGGTGATAACATTGACAAGACCGTTCTTACTATTGTAATCGAAATCAAAATCTATAACTATACGACCAAGCTGCTCATTTCTTCTTGGTTTGTAAACACCTTTTACATCGATAAGAGCAGATCCGCGGAATCTATTCTTACCAAAGTATTCTTGCTTATCTCCATATTCCTTAAGATATAAGTCATTAATATCTTCTATACCAGTAGATTTTTCTCTCTCAAATGGTATAGGTACAATAATGTTTTTAGTTTCAGTAAAGATTTGTTCATTCTCACCATTTTTAAGTTTGGTTGGAGTATGAATTGTAACTCTATTACCAGAATATGTTGTTTGATCATACCATTCTGGAACAATACCATTTAAGAAATAGATAGGATAAGTCCTATAATATCTGCTCTTAAATAAGTCACGTTCCATTTCATATGCAGTATCACCATTAGCATCTAAAGAAGATGCAGCATTTAATTTACCTATATCGAATGTGATTCTATCAGCAGTAGCTCTTTCTTCATAAACCTTATCAAATTTAATTTGTTGATAGCAGGCCATATAATCTAAAGCTCTTGCAAGATTCTCACCATAATGCTTACTCTTATAATATCTAGTATTAAAATCAGACATTAGTTCTTTAAAATGATCATCCATTTCATAGAATTCTTCGAATAAAGCAATATAACCATTCATGAAGGCATTATTAGTTGGGTGAACTGCTAATGCTTCATTAGGTAGAGAATCGTCTAACCAGATACAACTGAAATATGTTGGAACCCTTAGCATTGGTTCTCCAGTGTATAAACACTTGATAATATTTCTATTATAGATCTGACCAAATAGATCTGGAATATATCTACCATTTTGGTCAAATGCTACTAGATTATCTAAAGTTATTTTAAATCTCTTATCAATAGTCATATCATATAATACAAATCTACGACCAAGTGCAAGTTCTTCTTGAATAACTTTGTATCTTACATTCGTAGGATCGTCGTATTCACTTACTAATTTAAATAAGACAAAGACAGCGTGTTGTCCTTTCTTTATTCCATCATTAGCCTCCATGAATACAAGCTTATTCCCTTCAATTCTATATCTTCTAGGAATAACCAATTTATCATCTATAAACAACATGAAATTGTTTAGATTATATTTAAGACCAGGCATATCTGGAAGAGTAATAGAATTGCTATTAGCATCCGCTTCTTGAGAGAAGAAGAAAGGTTTTAGATGAAGAGGACCATGTTGAGAGCCTTTAGTAATATTTACAAAAGCAAATATTAAAGTATCTCCTTTATGGATTATTTTAGCTGAATTAGTGAATGTAATAGTGTAATTATCTCTATTAACCACATAATCATTCTGATTGAGGAAGATACTACCATTAAATACTAAGATTTGATTGTAGTTATTTACATCAGGCCAGTCTTCTACTGGTAATTGGAATACTATTTGCTCATCTTCTTGAGCAACCATAGAGAATACTTTAGATGTAGCATAATCTTCTATTAACCAATCAGAATTATCAGTAATAATCTCCATAGTATATAGAGCATCAGAAGGTAGATCTAAAGTTTGGTAATTGAAGAACTCAATTAAATCTACACCCATAAGACGATAATTCTTAGGATCTATAGGAACATTGCCTCTATATAGAACCATTTGATCGCCAGGTTTTACATAACCATGATCCCATGCTCTAAAATACATGAAGATATTTCTACCATGAATTCTTTTAGCTTCTAGATTACCATATCTCCATACATAATGAACCATTTCATCGTCACTATGTCTTATACTACCACCCTCACTATCTACATATGAAGGCATAGTTTGTTCATAGATACCATTAGTTCTAAGCTTAGTATTTGGAGCTTGATCGTTATCTATATAATAGAAATAAATTGCTGATTGAGAGTTATCAAAATATCCATCTTTATTGAATTTATAAATAGGAGTTTTATCTTCTCTTTCACCAATAAACTCTTCATAAATTACTGGGAATGGAATTTTTATATATTCAACAGTCTGTACTGGTCCTGATAAGATTGGATCTCTATTATTAATAAACACTGTATAGAAATCATCAGATCTTATCATGTATATTTGGGATAATGGTACAAACTTACCATCTACAAATAATAGGAATGGATTTATAGCCTTATCCATTAATAGGTGATATGCATTGCCTTCAAAGAACCTTTGCTCTTCGAAACCAACCCTATCATGAGCCATATTATATAAAGAGATTACAGTAGAATCTATATATTTAGATTCTCTATTCCATTCTTCTCTTTTAAAATATTCTCTTTCTTCATGCCATTTTATTCTAAGTCTTTGAGGAAGATATCCTCTTTGAGCTTCGTTAAAATAGTATGCTGTAGATTCCATTTTGTGATCAATAAGATCCTGAGTTTCTGGTTCTAATTGACCTAAAACGTTTGAATGGTTGTTTCTAAAATAATTCTCTATAGTATCTTCTGTTGTAATATAAAGAGTTGGAGGAACGAATGTATCATAATAAATACAATCGTCAATAATGCTAATATCATCAAGATATCCACTACCAAATGTATGAATATCATTACTAGTGCTTTTCTTATATCCAATAAATAATTCATCTCCAAAAGTCATAGACCCTTGAATATCATTGATGGTAGTTAGACAACCATCTACAAATATTCTAAGAACATTATCATCTCTAGTTATAGTAAGATAATGCCATTTATCATTAAAAGTATAATCTACTATAGCACTAGAATACTTTTCTTCTGGAGAGATTTGAATAGTAAAATATCCAGCCTCTTCTATATATATGAAGTTATTATGACTATTTCTATCTTTGCGTTTATATGATAACAAAGGAATCTTCTCATCTTTATTCATATTCTCTTTCTTAATTCTATATTTAAGATAGATAGTAAAGTTCTTTTGAGATTCCAAATGCTTTTTAAGTTTAGATACGTCTTCTAACCATAAACCAGCATTATCATTAAACGGTTTAAAATAAGCAGTACCAGCTGCTTCAATAATAGATGAGGTATCTGTAAAAGATACCCCACCTAAGTTTTTGATAGAAGAATTATTGCAACCAGTTTTATCAAAATGGAGGTTTAGTAAAAAATTAGGCATTACGAATACCTCCTAAATTATCTAGGCAATGGAGCCTAGCATAGTAATTACATCTTTAGAATATTGAACCATATCTTTACCACAGATTTTTTCAATAGTCTTTTGGTTATTTAAATAACCACCAACGTATGCATCAGTAATCATAGCAGAGAATGCAGGGAAGTATTCTAAACCAAATACCGTACCAGGACCAAATTGCATCATCCATCTTTCTACAATAATATCTAAGCTAACTGCTTTAGGATTAAGATGCATTGCATCTCTTAAAGAGTTAACAAAGATCTTAATATTTTCATATGGATTAAGATCTTTTTCTTTAATATCACTGTGCTTACGACAAGCTTTTTCAATAGCATCTTCTAATAAGATAGCTTCATTTTTAGAGATATCTGCTACTTTCATAGCAATGTCTCTAGCTTTGTTTTCGTTATCTAATTGAAGAATACCCATTAAGAAGTACATAGCAGAAAGATAAGTAACTTGAATCTTTTTAGATTCTTGGATAGAAATCTTTGCTAAGAAATCAATAATATGGGTAAAGCAATTTGCAAAGCATTTAGTAATACCAATATTCATATTCGCTCTACGTCTAAGAATATCAAAGTTTTTATGATATACCATAGAAACACCAGCATTCATAAGATAAGAAACTAATGCTGTTTCATTTACATTGTAATCGCCATGTTTTGGATCTTTTACAATACAAGCAGATGCATCGATAAATACTTTGATTTTACCACGATCTCTACCTTTCATTTCTTTAGCACAAAATACTTTGAAAGTTCTAGGTAAAGGAACATCGCAGTCTAATAAAACTGTATTTGTAGAATTAAGAATACGCAATAATGCTTCATCTGTTCTTTGATGTTTTAAATCTAAAATAACACCTTTGAATTCTTCTGTAGCTTTATCGATCAATGGATCAGTCATAATAGCATCCAATAAGAGTTTTTGATATTTTGGATACTGTTTATAAAAGTAAGAGTCAGAGTAGGATTTTAATTCCTTCATGAGTTTTGTTTCCTCCTATCAGATATTTTTAAGTAGTTATTTTAATGTCCCTGCAGTAAATAAGCCCATTCTGTATATGATAAAATACGAGGTCTTAGACTTGTTATTAAGTGATAAAGAAAGGGGTAAAATTAATGCAATTACAAGATATTTTAGATCTTCATGTAGAAATGAATTCTAGTGATAGATATACATATAATGGTAAGAATGTACCTAGAGTTACTGAGGTACTTTCTAAAATGATTAGTGAAGAGAAGTTAATGAGTTGGGCAAATAGTCTTGGATTTAAACATCAACGATATAGAGATGTATTAAATAAAGCAGCAACATTTGGAACTAAAATTCATCATGGAATAGAATGTTTTTTAAAAGGTCAAGAGGTTCCAGAAGATACTCCATCAATCTGTTTTAAAGCTTTTCAAGAATGGTGGAAAGTAATAAAAGAGACAGAATACGAAATACTTGGTCAGGAACAAAAACTAGTTTGTGAATGGTATGGTGGAACATACGATTGTCTTATGAGAATAAATGGAAAAATTTATCTTATAGATTTTAAGACTTCTAATCATGTAACCTATAAATATTATTTACAATTAGCAGCATATTCTAAAGTTCTTAGAGAAAAAGAGAATATTAATATAGATGGTGTCATCATTCTTCAATTAAATAAGTATCAACCAAAATACAAAGAATATATTTTAGATCTATCTATTCCAGATCATAAAGAATATTTTGATTTATGTGAAAGAACTTTTATTTCTATTCTTTATAGCTATTATCATATTCATTATCTTGAGGAGAATTTTAATGATCTTGCCAAGAAACTTCATCAGTTCCAACCACAAAGTGCATGATAAATATGATCCATTAAATATCTTCGAAGACTTTACAAGATATATTAATGAATTTAATAGGACTGATGGTAATAAAGTTGTTAGATATATGAGGAAATGGATTATAAGATATATAAGATTTCCTTTATTAAGTAATAGAATATCTAAAGGCTCTAGAAAGATCCTAAAGGAATCTTTTAAGCATCCTGAAACTTTGGTATATCATGTATTACGATATTCTGTATTCTTATTATATTTCACTATCTTATTTCAAGTAGACCTAGAAGATCTTCTTAAAACTATATTTGAAAATAATAGAGACAGCTGTGATATTATATTTGAATATAATGATACTAGAGAGAATGCTTTTCAACGTATAAATAAAATTATCATAATCAATTACAATCTAAATAGTTTATATCTTCCAAATAATGAAAGGTTTATAAAAACTAAACTTAGATTAGATTTAGATGAGCATTTTTATACTATAGAAGAAACTATCTACAAGTGTTCTACTAGATTAGAAACATCTGTTGCTGAAGTTGAATCTTTTAGAAGATTCCAGATAAATGAAAAGGGAATGATAATAAACCCTAATTATATCTTTAGCAATAACCTTAAAGCCGAGGAATACAGTAAATATTCTATAATGGCTGTTAATATTATGGGGATTTTAGATATTATATTAAGATCAGTCTTAAATGTTGGAGTTACAAAACAGATTCCAGATGATACTAGAGCATAAACTTGCTCTAGTATTATTCTTAACTTAAATTTTGGTCACATACTATAATAAGGTAAGGAGTGATTAAAGAAAACAATGAAACAAGTAGTAAGTTTTGATAATATAAAAGATACTTTTGTTGAAGCTCATATATCAGATTTACACTTTGGTACTATAGAGCCTTTGACTGAATATAAAATCTTAAATGAACAATTTTTAAACTATCTTGAAATGATGAATGTGTTAGATATAGTATCTGTTAATGGGGATATATTTGATCATAAGTTTATGGCAAACTCTGATGCTGTAGTATACGCAATCTCATTTGTACAAAGATTAGTTGATATATGTAAAAGAAAAAATGCAACCTTGATTCTCATAAACGGTACTGGATCTCATGATGCTGATCAGCTCAAGATCTTTGTGCCATTTATGAATCAAGGTTGTGATCTAAGAATTGTAACACAAACTCAATTTTTATTTATCAAAGGTAAGAAAATTTTATGTATTCCAGAAATGTATAACATGGGTGAGCCATATTACAACCAATTCTTAATCAATTCTGGATTATATGATGCTTGTTATATGCATGGTACTTTCAAAGGAGCTATCTTTGGTAAGAATAAAAGAGACCTAGCATCTAATAGGGAGCCAGTATTTGATATAGAAGACTTTGGTAATTGCAAAGGTCCTATTATATCAGGACATGTTCATGTTCATGGTGTATACAGTAATGACTTTTATTACTGTGGATCTCCTATAAGATACAAATTTGGTGAGGAAGAAGAAAAGGGGTTCATCATTCTTCTACACAATATCAAAGAAAGAAAATATATGGTTCATTTTGAACCTATTAAGTCTTTCCGATATGATACTATTAATCTTGATGAAATGATTAATCAAGATCCTAGGATTATAATTGATTATATCAAAGCATTATTGAATGAGGGTATAGATCATCTTAGAATCCTTATTACTAAGAACAATCCTAGAACTATAGAATTGCTTAAGAATTTCTATAGAAGTAAGGCTAATGTAAAAATTGAAACTAACTTTGAACAGCAGAAGATACAAAAAGAGTTGCATAGTATGAATCAGAAATATCAAAAGTACGATTATCTATTTGATAACAATTTATCTCCTGAACAAAAGTTGGTACAATATATGAACCAAGAAGAGGGAAATGATTTTTGGAGTGTTGAAAAGTTTGCTGACTTCATGTCCTATATTGAAAAACTTTAACCTCGAAAACATTATAATACTACTCGAACGAAAAATATAAAAACTATAAATGGGAGTTTCTAGTATGACAGACTTTGACAAGAGAAAATCAAAATATCAGCCAACGAATACAAAAACTGCTAGAAAGGCTCCTCAAGCTTCTGGCATCACAGAGTATATGCTGAATTCGTTTTGCCGATATGCTCTCTCTATGAATGATAATATCCGTAAGCACGGATTAACTATGCTAAATAGTTTAATCATCAGGATCAATCCTGAAGATTTTATAAAGAATCAAAACTGTGCCATTAAGTTAAGATTCTTAAAAGCAATTCTAGAAAATAGAATGAATGGATTGAATGATAGAGAAATGATTCTATCTAATATCAATCTCACTATGGATATAACTAATTTAGAAAAAGATCAATCTTTGACTAGAGAACTTTCTAATGATGAGGTTATATCTATTGAGGGTAATATTTCTATGCTATTAACTAATAACGAAGTTGATGAGCATATTAATGTATTACTCGATGCTATCACTAAGTATCAAAATGCAGATTTTAGAGAAAAGAATCAAACCATTGATTATTTAAAATCTAGAATTAGTGATATCCAAACTGTGTTTAGACGCAATGAGGTAAATAAAGATTCATCTGATACATTATTCAGATTATCTCAGTTAGAAACAACTGTTCCAGATATTCATAAGTATGTGACTAGTCCATCATATAAACTAGTTACTGGAATGCAGGGATTTAATGCTATGCTTGGCGGAGGTTTCCAAAAAGAACGTGTATATTCATTCTTTGGTGCATCAGGTTCTGGTAAGACAACAACTCTAGAGAATATAATGTATCAGCTATGGAAATATAATCAAGATTTCATAACCCAAGATAAATCTAAGAAACCTTGCATTATATTATTAACAATGGAAAACTTGGTTGTAGAAACAGTTTGTTCTTTATATCATATTATGACCAAAGGAAAATCTATGGAAGCATGTGCTACAGCAGAAGATGCAATAGCACAATTCAAAGCATGTCAATTTGAATTTGATCCAGAAAATAAAAGAGCTGTAGAGTTATTTATTAAATATAAACCTGTAAATTCTGTAGATACTTCCTATATGTATAAGATAGTAGAAGACTTAGAAGATGAGGGATTTGAAACTATAGCATTCTTACAAGACTATATGATGCGTATCAAACCATCTGAAAGAACAAAAGACGTTTATCAGGATCTTGGTACAGTGGTAAATGACTTTAAAACATTTGCAATCTCTAAGAAGATTCCAGTAATTACAGCATCTCAGCTTAATCGGGAAGCGATGAAGATTATTGATGAGGGAAGAAATGCTAACAAACTAGATTCTATTAAGAAACTAGGCCGTGCGAATATTGGTGAATCTATTAAGATAGATACAAACCTTGATGGTACCTTTATTATTGTTCCAGAATATGATAAAGAGGGTAATAGATATCTCGGTATTAAAATGACTAAGCATAGATATAAACTCCCACCTACTCATAGATTAGATTCTATATTCCAACCATTCTATCCAAAATCTGTAGCATTAGTAGAAGATCTATTTGAGCCAAAAGCAGTATATAGAGAATCTCTAATAAATAATGATATTGAAGAGGTAACTTCTAAATTTGGTACAACAGAGCATGTTTCTATAAATAATCCTGCTAAAAGATTAGAGGCTTTAAACAAGTCTGTTGATATGACAGCTGGAACAGGATTGGTAAAAACTCCTAAGAGAGATAATAGTGTATCAATGCCTACTGAAACAATGGTAGAAAGGCCTCAAACAAAAATGGAAGATACAAAGCTTATAGAGATGACTCCTAAGTTCTCATTAGATAGTGAAGATTCTTCTCCATTTGCTAAGAATAAAAAGAAAGAGGTCATACTATTAGTACCACCTCCACATCTTAACAAACAAACACATTAAAGTGGTGGTATGGGAATATTCCCATACCACTGTTTTTATTGTCTAAGATGAAGATGTACTAGAAGAACCAATAGATGCTGTAGAAGAATAAGATTTAGATATAAACTTATTCACAGGTGTAATGATCTTATCTTTGGCATGTTTTTGATTATAGGTATTCATAGCCATAGATTCTTTATTATAAATAATAGATAAAGCTTTAGACAAAGCAGCTTTAGGTAATAAATACAATGTCTTATTTGGAATAGTAAATTCATGGGTACTACAAATATTATTTAAACGTAAGATAATATAGAATAATTTTGTAGAACCATAAATCTTATATGCCAACATTTTTGGATTGTATTTGTATTTATTAATTTCTTGAGAAGATAATTCTATTAAGATAGATTGTTCTTTGAGATCTGTTAAGTAATCATCTAATAAGTTCTTTACTACAAACTCAAATCCATCTCTAGTTTCATAATAAGAAATAGATTTGTAATCTGAATTGTCGCTAGCAGCATTACCAGCATCAATAAACTCTTTAAGAGTATGAGTTTCAGTAATACTAAGACTAGCACTATTATAATATATAGCCATTGGTTATTGCTCCATTCCAATAATTTGAGGTTTAGTAATATCACCGCTTAAAAAGGTGACGATAAATCTAGTACCTACTGGGATATATTTCTTTGGATAAGTTCTTGTAACTTCTCTTGGAAGAGCTAATTTCACTACTGCTGTTCTTTTTACTTCACCAAATTCTAACCCATCTGTTTCTTTATTCATAAGATTAGGAATAGATACTTGATTTCTATATAAAGCCCGGCTATTATTCTGCATACCTCCAGTCATTTGGAGTTTGAATAATTGCTCACCAGGATGGAATTTATTCACATAATCATCTAAAAGAATAGCAATCTCAGTATTAGAGTTTACGTTGTGAGTACTCATATTATTATCACCTCTTTCATTATTAGTGTGTCGAAATATAAAATATAAAAACGATATTGATAAATTAGTAATAGATATATTTAAAAGAAAGGAAAATCATTATGGCAAAGAAAAAAGTTAACGTATTAGGTGGAGATATTGCATCTTTAACAGACTTTAGATCATCTACTTGTACTAATCCAGAATTATCTGAGAGATTTATTAAAGATGTGATGAGAATTACTGGTCTTGAAGAAGATCATGAGGGTTATATTGTAGATACAGAAGAAGATTTTGAAAATCCAGATTATATTGTTGTGAGAGGAAAGTTCTTACGTCATACAAATAGAGGTATTCTTCATAAGAAAGATTTGATCTTCGATCCATACAATAATCCTATTATTATGGATGAGTTATTAAAACAATATTTACAAAAATCCCATCCAGAGATTGTGTCTGCTCAAATTATGTCTGCCAAACCTAACCAAGCTCCAAAAGTAGATACTTATGGATATATGACGTTATTATATTCCAATGGAGCAAAGATTCAAACTGATATGCATTATAAAGATTCTACTAAATACCTAGAGGCGTATATGCGATTAGAAGCGATGACTAATAGTTTAGTAAGAGAAACTCTTGCTATATATGATGCTTATGAAAAAGAATACTTCGAAGCTCTTGAAAATGAAAAGGTTAAAAAATGAGAATAGATTTTGAATTAACCGATGAGCAACAAGCATTAATAAAAGCTGCTGTTCATTGGTATAAACACGAATCAGAATTAGTATTCCAATATAGCGCTCCTGCTGGTGCTGGTAAATCTACAGTAATGCATTGTATTATAGATCAATTAGGACTAAGACCAGAACAAGTAGCTCCTATGGCATATGTTGGATCTGCGGCTATTGTTATGAGATTGAATGGGTTTCATAATGCATCTACAGCTCATTCATGGTTGTATAAATTAGAAGTCAAGACAGAGAAAGATGGAGTTATGGGTAAAGAATATACTACCAAGAGATTTGTGTATTCACCTTTAGACCCTAATGAAATTAAACTCATCTGTGTCGATGAAGCATCTACAATACCTCTAAAGATGAGACAAGAGATGGAAACAAATGGTATTAAAATATTGGCTTGTGGAGATCTTAATCAGTTGCCTCCAGTAGCTGATAAACCTGGTTTTCTTTATACTGGAAAAGTATTTAGATTATCTAAGATAATGCGACAAGCTAAACACTCTGCCATTGTTGAAATCTCTAATATGCTTATAAAAGGTATACAACCTAGAATAGGAAATTATGGGGATGTAATGGTTATATCTAAAGATGATCTTAATGATGATATGATCAAAGCATATAAGACAATTATCTGTGGTACCAACAAGACTAGGGATCAATTCAATGGATATGTCAGACGTAATATTTTGAATACGTCTAGCCCAGTTCCTATAATAGGAGAAAAGGTAGTATGTAGACAAAATAACTGGAGAGTTGGGATAGATGGTATTAATCTAGCTAATGGTTTAGCTGGTACAGTTACCAACTATCCATCTATTACTGGTTATGAGGCTAAGAGTTTTATGATGGACTTTGTTCCAGACTTATTCCCAGATATCAAATTTGAGAAATTAAAATGTGATTTCAAATACTTTATATCTGATTATAGGACAAGACGTGAAATGAAGTCTATGATGAATAATAAATTCAGTTCTAAATTAGAAAAGTTTGAATTTGGTTATGCAATCACTACTCATATATCTCAAGGGTCTCAATACTTTACTGGGATTTATTTAGAAGAGCACTTACATAGGGATATCCAACGTAATCTAAATTATACTGGAATTACTAGATTTAGGAACTCTTGTGTCTATGTATTACCTGTTAGACGTATGATGATTCCTGTAAGAAAATCTGTTGTATCTTTAAACGGTCAATCTATACTATAAAGTAATATAAAGAAAAAGAGGGTCGTAATAACCCTCTTTTTTTGTTTTAAACTACACTTCAAATGTATACTATAATAGTGTAGTGTAGTTCTAATTTAACCATATAAGGAGGAATCTAGATGCCGATTTTTAGAGAACGGAAACAAATAGTACAGCTATTTGACCCCACTACTAGAGAAGAAGTAATAATTGATGACAAGCCATATTTGTTATTATTCGTTCTAGCTGGTAGTGATACTACGGATGAAGGTGAGTGGTTAGCTCTCAGAGGTAGAGAGACTGTATTCCAATATCTTCTACAATCATTCATGAATTATGACTGCTTAAATAGTTACGTCATGAGTGGTAATCTCGGATTAGGTCGTGAAGTATCTATCTATTCTTTTTTGCGTATGCTAATTGAAAAACATTTTCCTGATCAAGGATTAACAGTTGAAGAATTAGATGAATATATAATGGATTATGCTAATCAAGATAAGGATTCTAATTTAATGGAACCTAGTGACTTACAACTCCATTATTATAAAGAGATGAACTCGCCAACTAAATAGTACTCATTAAAATTATAAGTATTAGAAAGTAGGTGAAATTAAATGAGAGAAATCAAACCACAGTTTGTAAATAAGAAAACAGATAAAAGTATGTTTTTGGATAAGATGTATGGTGGTAATAGAAATGATATTATTACCATGGATCATATTAGAAGAAACATCAAATTTTTATTCAGGGATATTGCTAGAGGATCTGTAACAAATCCAAAGTTTGAAGAAGCATTAAAATCAGATACAAGAATATTACAATATGCATTAGATATGCTTGCATTTGATATTAGAAAAGCAAATGTTATCTTAATAGCATTAAATGATAGCTGTCCAGGCCTTTATACTAAAATAGGGGATTTTGGATTAATAAACGAAGTTATTAATGAAACTAATGCTAAAATGATCATGTATCAAATTATGTATAATGGCATTTCGGCTTATATTCAAACTGGTGATTTTGTTCAACTTAGAAGCATAGGGATGACGTTAAACAATCAATTCAATAGAAAGTACCAATCGGTATTCTTCTAATGATAAATGGCTATCGCTCGATATTTCATAGAACTACACTATCAAAGCATTCTATAAGAAGAATGAGACAGAGAGCGAACCTTCGAAATAAGAAAGGTCGTAATAGATTCGCAAAGAATATAATCCGATATGGATTATGTCTTTACGATATACCACGTCATCCTAAATTTACGTCTTTTTTCTACTATATGAAGCATATGTGTAAAAAAGCTAACAATAAGAGCCCATTATGTAAGGTATATTTATATAAGAACTATATAGTTCCTATATCAATAGATGGAGTGATTATTACTTGTTTTGAAGTCAAAGAAGATTTCAAACAAATGTTTGATGAAATAGTAGAGTATAAAAACAAACTAAGAGATCCTAAAACAAATATAACTGAAAACATTCTTCAAGGTTTCGTATCACTTAATTAGGTTTACATTCAAATAAACCTAATTTTTAGAAAGCGAGGTATTCAATCTTGGAAACAGTTGACGTTGTAAAATTAAGAACTCTTTGTGAAAAAGCTGAGACTGAAGTAAGACGCGGCGATGGTTCTGTTGAAAAAATGAAATTCCCTACTCATGTCGTATGCGATAACAGTTTGAATGTAATAGATTATCATAATGGAAATGTAATTTGGAATGATGCTGAAGGTTATTTCGTATATTTCCTAGTAATGAACCCTAGTACTATTCATAACTCTCCATCTGCTGGCATGAGTTTTGGTGCTAAGTCCATGGTTCCAGCTGCTATGATCTGTATTGATTATGGCGAAATTCAAAATATTCGTTGTGAATTGAATGAGGAAGCATTTGAAGCAGTTGCTGCTGCTTTGAATATGACTCAAGATCAAATCGAATATAATAAACATCGTTTATTTGAACAAACAAATGCTGATATTGCTATTCAAAGAAAACGCATGTACGCTTATTCCAATCAAGCTCATAAAAATAGCCCTGATGGAAAACGTAACTTTACTGATTTGGAAGAATATGATAAAACAGTTCATCCAGTTTCATACTAATAAAAAATTAGTATGGGTATAACACTTTTATAAACAAATGTAATTTAGTTGCATCTGAAAATACCATTCTAAATAAATTTTCGGTTGTAAACTATAATAATGATACCAATTTGATATACCTCGTTATGAGGTATATCATCTGGGTATCGCTTTTTCCATTTTTATCCTAGGAGGGAAAAACTTATGTACAATTTTAACAATGGCTATGGCCAACAATTCAATGGAATGACTTATGGTAACAATGCTCCTCAAAACCCAACAATGTCTCAATTGTTGAGTCCTGAAGAAATGTCTGAGATCCAAAAAGCACCTCAAGCATTCCAAACAAAACTCACTCGCGATGAGTATCTTCGTGCACTTTGTACACATAAAGATCAAAACGGTAATATTAAATTAGAAAAATTGGCAGACGGCCGTTATCACTGCCCAATTTGTAACTCTGATTTCAATTTGATCGATTTGAACGCTGCTAAAGGTGATATTGAACAAATCTGCTTGAACATGAATGATTTATATCAATCCATCAAAACATACTTGCCTAATCCAACTAGCAGCATGCGCGATATCTACATGATGATTGCATTCTTCAACAAAATCCCACAATTATGGGGTATTGCTAAAAATGCATTTGAAAAGATTACTAACGTTAATGGCGTATTACAACCAGCAGATGAAACTAACGCATTCCAAATCTTGGGTAACATCTTTAACCAACCTGGTTTCGGTGGTTTATACCCTAGCAACTTCCAAGCTGGCATCGGCAATCCTGCTATGATGTATAATGCTGCTCCTACAGCTCCTGTATATGGTGTTCAACAACAATTCCAACAACCAGGTGCTATGCAAGCTCCAGCACAACCAATGCCTCAATTCCCTAGTCCAAACCCAATTGGTACTGTAGAGGCTCCTCAAGATTTCACTGCTAACGCTGCTCAACCAACTTATGCAGTAAATCCTAATGTAGCTGCTGCTCCAGCTGCTAACCCTAATGTAGCTCCTGTTCCTACTCCAGATGTAGTAGAACAACCAGCTGCTCAACCACAAGCTTAATCTAAAGCTTAATATTTTTTACTCTGATATAGGGTTTCATCATCTATTACATACATGCAAAGTTCACACTATTCCAAACCCTATATCAGAGAATTTTATGCTAACAACAAACTTTAATACTGAATGCTGATTAAAACACTATGAAGCGAAGATGATTAATTCCATCTTCGCTTTATTTTTTTTTATTTTAAAATATAAAATAATTATATACTATAAAGGTGAGAGGCATATTTAGAATGAAAGATATGCTTCTCTTATATAAGATAAAAATTTTTTGAAAGGAAAGGAGGGAAATTTATGTCACTATACGATTCTGTAGTAGAATTTTTCTCAAAAGATGAAGAAGAGGAAGTTTTAGATAATTACTATCGCCCATATGCAGAGAAAAGAAATATTGGGGAGATTAAAAAGACTGTAGATTTCGATGTAAACAAATTAATCGAAAATCCAGAGTTCTTAAGAGTAGTAGAAGAACTATTTGGAACCCCAGCATTTATGGTTAAACTAGCTTTAGATGGAAAAGATGGATTAGTAATCGAAATTCCAGTAGAAAATTTATTTAGAGGAAGAGATACTAAAGATGAATCTTTCATTAAAGTTAGTAGAGTCGGAATGTCATTTGTTACAATGAGATCAGAATCTCAACAAGTTAAGGATGATGGTACTACTATCGAAACCAAGAAGAAAGTCGAAGAGATAAAATATGACTTTAGAGGATTGCAAGATACATATCCTAGAGAAGTAGATGGTAATACATTTAGTTTGTTTGTACCATATGCAAAGATGGCGTACTTTGTAGAAGTAATGATTGACGATAATATTATCAATATTAATTCTATGAAAACAACTACTATTACGCCACCATTAGAGTGCAAGTCTTATAACTTTAATAAAGAAGAGAAGGATGATAAATAATGAGTGAGAATAACGTCAAAAATGTTAAGTTAAACAAACAACAACAGCAACAGAATAATCAATCTTCATCTTCTAGTAGTATCTTTGAAGGTGAAGAAAACAAACCAGTTTATGATCCTAAAAAGGATTTAGCTGCAGCTGAATTATTTAATGTGACTAATGACTTAATTAAGTCCTTATCTGATACAGCAGCAAAAGAATATGAACTTTGTTCAGAATTGAAAGTTATATTTATCAGATATCTAAAATATAACGATTATGATAGATATAGATCAGCTATTTCTGATTTTATGAGTTTGAAATTGAGATTCTGATCTTTTCTATAAATATTTTATTTAGGTGATTTAAAAAGGAGCAAGACAATGAAAAAAGGTATTTTGTTAACAGCGTGTGTATTAACTGCAATGAGCACTGGGGTAGTAGGAGCACAAGGCTCCAATATGGGATACAATAATGTATCTAATGGCAATTATGGTTCTGTATTTGGTTCTAACAATACAGCAGAAGCAGGAGCAACTAGTAGCTTGACTTTTGGTGATGGCAATACAACAAAGAAAGCCAACTCCATGGCATTTGGCCAAGGTAACTTGTCCGATGGCGAAAATAGCTTTGTTGGCGGTGACAAAGCAAAAGCAGTTGGCCGCGATACATTCGCATTCGGCTCTTCTGCAGAAGCTCTAACTGAGTATACTATTGCGATTGGTTCTCAAGCTAGAACTATTGGCTATAATACTCTAGCTATTGGTAATGGTGCTACAGTATCTGGTCCATCCTCTATTGCTATTGGTAGAACTAACAATGTTACAGGTGAAAATTCTGTAGCTATTGGTGCCAATAATGGTACTATTAAAGGTGAGCAATCTGTAGTGGTTGGTTATAACAATACAATGACTACTGCTGATCAAGAGCAATTGATCTTCGGCTCCAATTCTGTTACTAACGGCCAAGGTACTATCGTAGTAGGTACTCATGGTCAAGCTACTGCTGTTGATGCTGTTGCACTTGGTAACAATACAGTTGCGGATGTTCAAAACTCTGTAGCTATTGGTACTAATTCCACTACTACAGAAGCAACACCAACATCTAATATCAAAGATTTCACTACTGATATTAGATTTATGAACAGCTCCTATGCTGGTGAAACTCCTGATTCTGTAGTATCCTTTGGTGCTAATGGCAAAGCAGGCAAATCTGGCGTAACTAAATACACTCGCCAATTGCAAAATGTTGCAGCTGGCCGTGTATCCAGTACATCTACAGACGCTATCAACGGTAGTCAATTGTACGATGTAGCTCTTGAAGCTCAAAAGCACAACACAGTTGTTGATGGTACCAATACTACTGTAACTTCCGAAGATAACAACTTTGGCCGTAAGGAATACAAAGTGAATGTAAACAAAGATTTAGTAGATATGAATTCTGCTAGCTTTGGTAAAGTGACTGATGATGTACATTCTTACATC